CTCCACCAATTGTTACAGCAGCTGCCAAGGCTGTTGCAGTAGCAGCGTTACCAGTTGTTGAGCCAGAAGAACCGCTTACGTTACCAGTTACATCACCAGTCAAGTTACCGGTGAAGGTAGTAGCGTGTACCTGCGCCCACTTTAGAGAGCCCGAACCTAAATCCTTACTATTATTAGTACTAGGAATAAAATCACTAGCAATACGACTACTAAAAGTTACGGTGTCTTCAGATGCGAGGTTTCCTAAGGTTGAGTTTCCATTAACCTGTAAAATGGCTGTTGTAAAGCTAGCTGTAGCGGATAAAGTCGTAGTAGTTAATATCCCACTGTCTGGGTTATAAGTAGCAGGATTTACACCATCTACCTTAAGAGCAGCGGAAGCATTTGCTCCGTCTGCGAAAACAAGTGGAAAAGCAGTATCATCAGCAGATGCAGAGATGGAGACGTTAGTAGCAGAACCTAGTCCAGTGCCTCCAATATATCGATACGCTTTGATGTAAACTACATCGCCATTAGCAATAAGGCTTGTATCTGTAGTAAAGTTAGCAGACCCCTGAAAGTCACCTGTTTCACTAAGGTTTTCATTGGTCCAAAACAACACTCCCGCTTCATAGTCAAAGAACCAGTCTGCGGCTGCGTTACCCCCAAAGCTAATCTCTTGGATGCCTTTATTTGAAGCATCAGCGTCGGTACCATCCCAGCTTGTAGCACCTACATAAACTCTTGCAGCATAAGCGCCCCCATAACCAGGTCCGATCCAATTCTTTAAGCGATTATCGCTGCTATCTAAAGCAACCCATTGCTTACGGAAGTTAGAGTAGTCGCCTGCATTCCCAGCAAGACTTACAGCGGTAAGCTCGAGCGGGGCATTTTGACTACCACCGGCATTCGGAGTATATACTTCTACCGTAGTGTCTGTGTTGGTTGGAGGAGCGGTTGGAATGCTTGCTGCATTAGTCCAAATATTGGCCGGCTTGACTGCTAAGAAAGAGTCATGTACTTCGTTAGAGAAGTTGTAGTTATCACTAGATCCCCCCTTGGCAACCCCGTAAAACAGTTTTTTGATTAAGAGGTCTAACTGCTCCTCTCCGCTAAATGTAGCCATTGTTTGTAGATATTAAGGATTAGGCCGTAGCACACAGTCCGATTTTACGCACGTAGTCACCTGCTTTTAGCTTGACTCGTACATAGATAAAATTATCACTGCCGGTTTCCCATCGTGCCCCTCCAGCATTAAGAGCTACAGTTTGTAAGCTTGTTGCTGTTTTAGAAAGAGGCGTTCCTGAAGCACACCCTCCTACTGGTACATTACCATTGCTGGTACCATTTAAAGTAGCTGGCATCCAGCCTCCTGTAGAAGAGTTAGCTCCTTCTAGGTTTGTGGCCCCAGCACCGTCAAAGATTTTGATGAAGACGTCACCACCTCCGTCTAAGTCTCCCTGAAACTTCAAGTAAACAGTTGCAACAGATGTCCCATTGATAGGGAAGCGATAAGTAACGTATTGGGCAGTACCACTTGTACGACCGCTAAAGTTTTGTGCAGATGCAGCAAACGTATATCCGCTAGTAAAGTTGCGCAGTTCATGAGCACACTCTAAAGAAGTGCCTGCAGAATTAATACAGGTAATAGCATCCTGTGCATCTAGAGATAAAGAACCACTAGTGTTGTTACCGTACTGGGGACTCCATAGAGTATAAGCTGATACTGCGTCACTTGGATTGTCTACATAAGTACCAGTAATAGCATCTGGGTCAACTACGCGCTCACCTTCATTATCGGTTGAGTGCAAGTCGGTATACAAATTGTCCTCATAAGGGTAGAGGTTTGCAAGCGATTGTGCAACGCTGCCTTTATCCCAAAAAGCATAGTTAGCGCCTGCAGCAGAGACTCTGTTGTTAAGATCATTACCATGTATAGAAAGACCGTTAATCTTAGGAACATTACTGTTGCTCACACCATTCAAATCTTTAAATCCCTTCGTCCCTGCGACAGCCGTAACTGAAGAATAGTCAGAATTTCCAAAAGTAACAGATTGATTTAAACGTAAATCGTCTACAGAAGTAACGCCACTAATATCTGTGTAGCTTTTAGAAGCTAGTGCAGGAAAGATATCTCCATTCGTGGACGTCAAGAAGGTATTATTAGTTGCGCTTGAGGTAGCGCCGTATACCAGTGCGGATGACGGTATAATTGTTTGTACTGCTACTGCGCTAGGTAGGTATGTTGGTCTGGTCCAAAACTTTTGACCACTCATATAAATATTATCTCCAGCGTCTGTTGCAACCCCAACTGCAGTAACAGAAATATCGGTTGAGCTAGGTGCTCTATAAATAGTATTGCTTATGCCATTGTTGGAGGCATCCTCAAGGGTGAGTTTGTGGAATCCTTGCAGAAGAGAGGCCCCAATATCTAGTTCTACTTTATCTATTCCTTGATAGAATCCTGCAGAGTCACCTGTAGTTGGGAAGTTGCCATAAGTTACCGCTAAAGTAATTGCTCCTCCATGAGTATTTTGGTTAGCAGCCAAGGTTGCAGATGTTGCGGAAGTGGACGCTAGCGTTACAGACTCGTCGTTCAGTCGGAAGGTTAGCACAGTAGGGGCTAGATCATTATCTCCTTCTGACCCAACAGAACCAGGGCTAAACTCTGCATTAATGGAAGTATCAGTCTCCCAGTTTACTGTGTTACTGCCACTACCCGCTGTATATGATGCGCCACTGTTATTTGTTGCATGCGTGATATTATTACCACTGCTGTCCTTCGGAGTAAGGCGAGCATTAGCACTAGCCTGAACTCCAAATGCACTTGCAGCTAGGCCATTTTCAAATGTATTCCAATCTGTTGGAGCTGTAGGAACCAAAGAACCCAGCGTTTCATTCAATAAATCGATAGCATCTACAATTGTCGTGCTCGCCGTAAACGATCCGATTGCCGGGTTACCATCAGTCAAGTCTCCATCTGTTGGAGTACCTAAAGTAGTGCTACCTGCAGGTACCCAGTTTGTGCCTGCAGCATGGCCCCACGCATTGCTGTTGTTATCGTTGCCCGTAACAGTCCCGCCTTTAAAGATGTAGACCTTTCCGTCAGCGGTATTGATTACAATAGAACCTTGTCTGCGAGCGTTGACTGGAATAGCAGCTAACTGAGTATTGTCAAAAGCAGATACAATATGCACACCCGCAATATTATCCCCAACTACATCTACAATAGGGTAGCTGGTGTTTTGATTTTCAAGGGTGTCTCCAAATTTGATTGCCATATCAATGTAAGATTTCGATGTTCAAAGTAATGTCCGAGTCAAATGCCCCGGGTTGAATGCTTCTATAAATTTTGTATAAAGGAGACGCTGTTCCAATGGTTCGAGTATAACCGTTACCGCTGTTATCGTCTAACACCCAGCTGTCGGTGTAGTCTGCTACACCCCTAACGTTCACTTCTGCCGCAACCTCTCCTAAAGAAGCCGCAAGTGGCATAAAGAGGTATGTAAAGTTACTTGAATTACCTGTATTTGAAGTACAATTTACAGACATATTTTGAGAAGCCTGAGTTTGATCTACTCCAAGTGTTTGCACTACCGCCGTTGAAGCGTTTAAAAAAGCAGTGAAGCTTCCTGCAGAAACTACTGTAGCAGCCGTTCCCGTTCTAACAAGCACAGCGTTACGATGGTGAATCTTTACAGTCTTCGTAAGTGCTACAACTGATCCAACCCCATTGTTATTTAAATAGCCGGTTGTAAGCGTAATACTACGGCTTATGGGAGAAGTCTGAACCGGAACAACATAATTAATGAGTTGATTATGCGGTACGTTTAAAGCCCCATAATTGGCAATATCCTGATTTACCATTGCTCCATTACTTCCTCCTACAACAGCAGTGTCTGTAATTACAAGATTGGTATCGTCATCTAAGTTCTCAGGGTTGGCCCAAGTAATAAGCATTGATGAAACAGTAGCAGCACTGCCGCACTCGACCAAAAGGTTTTCTCCGTCTGACTGCTGAGCACCAGTACCTGAGAAAGAAACACTTAAAAAACTAGGCTCTAAGAAAGGACCGATAAGATCTCTTACTACAGCCTCTAAAGTTGTTCCTGATGCATAGGTACCTCCAGCAATAGCGTCTCCAATTGTATTCGTTATATCGATACTTCCGGTTAAGGTTGCATTACCTACGGCACGGGTCAAAGCGGCTATTTCTACCGTGTGAGTAGTTTCGGTAATAGCAAGAGTAGTAGGACTAGTAGATATCTGTACGATATTTTTACCTGCTTCAGTTATTTCAACTTTATTAGGCATTACTCAGATACTTGAGGCTTGACTTTAAACTTTCCCTCAAGCAACTTAGATACCACCCCACTATTGCTTACTAACTCTAAGTCATAAACTCCTTGCCCAAAAGTAAAAGCACTCGTAGTACCTGCAGGAATAGTTAAAGTAAACTTACCTGTATTTGCAGCAGTCCCTTGACTTGCAGCCTTAACAAAATGTACATTATAACCAGTGTCACTAGAAGCATCGCTAGTAGCTCGATACACATATGCCGTATCGGTGATATGGTCTTTAACAGACATCCTAGCTCGAAAGCTATCTAAGTTCTGGTAATTGCCATCCGCTAGCTTATATCGAAAGGATACCTCATGTTGAGATCCTTGCTCTACTACAAAGTTGTATTTACCTGCAGACATTAGGATAAAACGTATTCAAAGACATTGGGTTTCCCCTGTCCGTTATTTACAATTACAGTATAACCAGCAGAGCTATTCCACCCGTTGCTTTCCGAGTAAAAATTACCCGTAAACAAAGGAGCAACTGCTAGCTGCCGGTAGTTTGCTTGATCAACTTGTTTCTCGTCTATAGTGGTATAGACCCGCTTTCCTTTCCGCGAGTGCCAGTGACCGCCCAGCATAACATTGTATACGCCTTGCCGTCCATGCTCCCAGAAAGCCTTTCCTAAGTCTCCCTTAGACACTCCAAAATGGTTGTGTGTAAGGATGTAATAGATACTATCTATCTCTATTCCCAAAAGTACGGCATTGTGTCTTATATCCAACGGAGTGTTTTCTTTCAGCATAAATGCAAGAAGTCCTGCTACTGAACCATATGGGTCTCCTTCCATCTTCATGGTAACCCTATCGTGATTACCACTAACGATATATACGCCTGCTACATTGTCAAGACTCGTTAAGAATCTACGAATGATATTATAAGCTAGGATAATAACATTAGTGCCGTGTCCCTTATGCTCAAGCTCGTGCCATGTAGACATATGGTTAAGCCCTGTGAAAGATTCAATGAAATCCCCAAGAAGGCAAACGTAAACATCTTCATACTGTTTAGAGTTTACCTGAGTAGCGACTTCTTGTAAGCGTGCTACAACGGTCTTGACGTCAAATACAGGCGTGTTGCCCATAGCCTCTACTTTAGCTCCTATATGGAAGTCTGAGAGAGCGAGAACCGCTGTATTGCTTCCAGGTCCGCGATTGATTTGAAACCCATCTAGAGTTTCGCGCAAATCTTCAATAACTCCTTCAAGATCTATTTCTACAGTTTTAGGCTCAAGTTGAACCTTAACCTGGTGCATGGTTATAGGACCTGTCTTAGTTTGGGATTCCCAACTATTGCAAGTGTACCGAGCAACTTCCCACTTAGAAGTGTCTACCTTAAAGTACTCTAAGGCTTCGTCTAAGTTGTTAATAGGATCAGCACCTTTATAGGTAAAGCTAGCTGCTTGCGGAGAAATATCTTGAGTTACCTCTGGAACGGGCTTGCGCTCTTTAGCCACCGCTCGTCGTAGCGAGCGATGTGACAGCTCAACTCCTGGATTTTCTTCAAGAATCAGCGAAGCGATACGCGCGTGTGTCTCATTTCGGTGATTCTTGCAGTACTGTTTAACTAATGCAAGAATGTCCATTTTTCTTATTTTATTAGACTGCTACTAAACTGGCGTTTAACACAATTGATTTTGTGCCTGTAAGATCGCCAGAATTCGGCTGAAAGGTGTAAGAGACAGCACTGGATTGGTCAGCTGTCGCAACTGTATGTAAATTACTTGTGCCTACTTCTTGGGCAAGTAAAGTAAGTTTATAAGCTGTGCGACTATTGCTTCCCTGCATAGTAACGGTAACTGTAATAGTTTGACCTACAGCAGTGTAATAAGTTACGTTTGTAGTAATAACCATTATCGAAGCTACATCAGCAATTGTTCCTGGTATGTATGCTACAGTAACAGAGTTTATTACATTGTAAAATGTATAACCCGTCTTTAAGAAGAGGTCTTGGTCCAGTGTACTCGGAATAGCCAGCGATAACGTTCCCGCATTAGTAGCAGTTACAAATCCCGAAGTAGTCACTAAGGGGGTGCCGGTTAAAGCAGAAGTAGCATACCCTTCTAAGTACAAAAGGCTTCCAGTAACATTTGCATCTCCCGTTCCGTCACTAACTGTTACAACCACAGTGTCCCCTGGTTCAAAAGAATCGTTGGCACTAATTGTAGCCTGTAAACCTGTTAAATTAGCAGCAGTTATAACCGCTTTATTGTAAGCATTTGCTAAAGCGAATACTACTAACAACGGATTATTAAAAGCAGCCGAAATAGGAATGGTGCCTGTAAATGAACCATCTGCAGCTAAAGTGTTAGCAGCATGAGTTATAAGAGAACTTATTGTAGACGAGGGAGAGCCATCACTGTCTGTAATTGCGTAGTTGTAACGCAAATTATCAATGCTTTTTGACTGCCCAGAGATAGCGCCAAAAGTGTAGTCTCCTGCAACTGGCGTTATGGTGTAACTTAACGTACCGCCAACGCCAGGGTTATAAAAGAGACTCCCTATCTCAACAGTTGCATGCTTAGTAAACAGTAGTCGGCTACTCGCGCTCATGGTTAGCGCATTTGTTAAATCGTTGACATTTATGGCGCCAAAACCAGTCGGAGTATTCCCGTCTCCTACAGCTAGAATGCCTGAATTCAAAGTCAAGCCGTAAGTAGCAGTCGAGTCTATAGAGTAGGTAGACGTATCTACATTTACTCCGTGGTACCCGAGGGCAATAGCATTAGATGCTGCTGAAGACAAAGCAGAGGTAACTGTAACAGGACCTTGAGTAGTAGGGGTAAAGGTAAAAGTAGCAATGCCTTGAGCATTAGCTGTAACCGTGAATACCTCCGTACCAAAAGTTAATGTAATATCAGTGTTAAGAATCTGTACAGCAGAGTTACCGCTAATTACAGTTATTGTAACAGCAGCACCTTCCGTGTAAGTCGCAGGCTGAGTACCATAAGTAATATTAAAGCCGTCTAAATAACTAATAGCTTGTACAGGAGGCGGGGTTACGTAGTCGTCAAAGCCAGAGTATAGCTCTCTGTCTTGGTAACCATTTTTTACCTGGTGATGCAAGACATTGATAAAGAAATCTGTTTGATCGCAGTCTCGGCTTATATCGTACGTGGCTTTTGTCACATAAATGTCAGCTGCATTAGACAAGTATGTATCAATAGCTGCAGTTAATTCTGCTGTAGAACTATAATCCGTGGCGAGTAAAATCATATTAGCAACCGCAAATACAGTTGCATGATGCCCCTGTAGAGATATTGGACATTAAGGTAACCTTTTTTGCAGCAGCAGTATTACGTCCAGCATTTAAATCTAGCTGAGCACCTTGCCGTAGCGAAACAAGTTCTTGCAGGGTATCTAACAAACCACCGTTAGCACACTTGTCACACACTCCTGCGAGGTATGCATCGAGCTTAGTGCTAATAGCAGCATCAATAATAGGAATATACAAGATGCGTTCATCAAACGCATACGTATCACTCCCAATAACAAAGGAAATATTAAACCTATAGATCCCATCCCTGAAAGTCGAACCGGTTTCAGCCGTAACATCAGCCGGTTCGATTTTCACAGGGTTGGACCAAGGGTTAGCCAACGTATAGTCTCCAGCGCCGCCTATAATGCCAGCAGATAAAGTTTCTTCCGTTGTGGCTCCAGGAATGGTAACCTTCACTATGAGGGTTGTCCGCGTAGTGGCGTTTGGCAGATGATCGAACAACTGAAAGTTGCCAGACACCGCTTTAAGTCTCCAATATCCTGTAGCCATATTTTATAAGTTATGATGCCAAGAAAGTATCCAGCGTACCGTTCAAAGTAGTGTTAGCAGCAAGGGTATACAAAACAATCTCATGAATGTCTGTGCGGTTACCGTGCGTCTGCTCTACAAACAAACAAGTCCGATCGTAGGTATTAGCTCCAGTAACAACTGCAGGCTTTACTACGTTAGGTCCTGCAATGTTAGTAACACCTTGGATAGGAAGAGCGGCTTGAACTTCGGCATTTACATCAGCGGGTGCGCCAATAGAAAAAACAGGAGCAGTAGCCACCACAACAGCAGAAGAAGCGTCATTAGATGCTCCTCGCATGCTTACATTCAAAGGCATAGTGATTTGAATCACAGTAGCAGCACCACTCTTTTCAGCAGCTTGAACATCTTTGAAGATGTCACGCTTAGAAGCATTGATAGCGAGAACCAAAAGATCTACAGCAGCAGCATCGTTTTGACCCGCCTTTGCAGGAGCTTCAAAAGTAGCAATAGTGAACTTCTCTCGGCCTTCAGTTACATTGATAAGCTTAATAAATGCAGATCCATCTGCTTCAACTACAGGCGTAACCTCCAAGATTTGCTGTGTACCAGCTACGTAATCTTGAATTGTAGAAGATTTTACATCAGCGCCTTTAAAAAGCAAAGAGCTTCCTTCACCAGTTTGGAACTGAAAGGTTTTAGCAGCAGAGCCAGAAGCATTAATAGCAGCCCATGGTGCGCTACTAGCAACAGCAGAACCATCAACAAAAGCAACAAGTTTGCCACTAGCTACAGTTGTTGAAGTAGCGGCGGCGTCATTAGAGACGAGAACAGTCTTAGTATGAGACATGATTTAAAAATTAAGGGTAATATTATGCGATAGTTACAGTGCCTGCGCTAGATGCGGCAGCACTGACATTACCTGAAGAATCTGTAAGAATGGCTTTAGCAGTGACTACTGCGCCATTTGCATAGGTTGAAGAGTCAACCCCAGTAATAGCGTAAACATCCGATGCATCAGTAACACTAAAGGCTTGTACGTGGTTTGCCTCAGATCCATCAGACTCTAAAGTAATTGTAATGGTAGTACCAACCTCGCATCCTGTAGCCTTGACAAAGATTGCAACTGCAGCGTCATCAGTATAAGTTGTACCTGCAACAGTGTCTCCAGCGTCATTTGTAACAAACGATGTTGCAGTAATAGCTGTAGGCACAGTAGAATCTGCAGCAGTCAGTCCAAGTAGATTGTTCAACGCTTGAGCAGTCTTTTGAGCGTTAGCCTCATCGTCCGCAATAAGAACTTTAATTGTCTCAAATACGAAACGACCTGCAACTTTTTTGCGGAGTTCGATAGTATAAATACCATAATCCTGTCCTGCAGATGTAGATGTTTCTGGGACAACGATTGGAAAGCCATATTGGTTATAAGCCCCTTGACTAATAAAGCCAGACTTCTCTAAGCCTTTAGCAACAGTAAGAGATCCTTTTTTATTTACAGGATTTACATCTGTAAAAGTAACATCATCATTTGTAGAGATGTGTACGTCAGAATTTGAATCCTTAGCACTTACAGCAATTGTCATTGTGTCGGCATCCGTAGCAGTCATAGCTACATTGCCAAAGTCATTAAACGATGCCCGCAAGTCAAACTGCGCTTTTACTTCAGCTAAAGTTTCGCCGGAAAAAGTAGCAGAAGCATTAATGCCTGCGCCATCCTTACGTTCTAGACGAATAAAGAATTGTCCTCCTAATTTAACAGCATTTGCAAACTCAAGAACGTACGAAGCAGCAGTGCCTGCACTTGGAATAGCATAATTAGAAGAAATAATGTCCGCTAACTTAAACTCTGAAGAAGACATTACGGATACAGTGCCATCAGACATAGTAGTTGCAGCACTAAGCTTAATGAGTTGAGCTGCAGTAGTATTAGTCAATTGTCCAGTAGCAAACTCCCCGTCACGCTGTACAACCAAACGATTGGTAGCTGCGGCGTCCGCAATACTTGTTGCTGTTGCCCCTGTTTGATTTGCCATAGCTGAATCCAAAGCTTCAATTACCAGTGTAGATATAAGATTATTCATTACTCAGATTGTTGTTGTTCGATAGAAGTCGTTTGGTATCGTGGCGACTCTATGGCCTCGATGATGCTTTTCACCGTGAGATCTACAATCTCGTGGTGCGTGTGTTCTGCGAGTTCGCAATCTACGCTAGTTGACAGCGTAATGTCAACAGGTACCCGCAAGTAATCTAGCCGCAGTGTTTTTAATATAAACTTTTCTTTCTCTTGAAAGACCCTAACGTCGTCGTCAAAAATTGTTGCTACAGGAGCTTCAGCCCTAGTTTTTCCAAAAGGATTCTGCTGGTGCTGGTATACTTTGTCTTGCTCAACAATTCTTAAATCCCTGATAACCAAAGGGTCTGCAGTATCGACTTGTTCCCCGCAATGGTTCACGTGAAATTGCACGCGAGCATTGACGAGGAACATATAATCGATTGGCAAGTCAAAGTTTACAAAGTCTACATTAGAAGATGGAACCACCCCATCTTCATAGTCTACTGTAATAAGCATACGGAGGTCATCCATACGCTTTATGTTGCCTTCAAATCCGACTTTTTTAGGATCAGTCTGTTTGTAGAGACGCTGCTTAATAAATCTTTCCTGTGCCCGATTCAACCAAAAGTCAACCTCTTCAGGTAAGAAGTAATCATAGACCGACGAGGCTACTTTTTGTAATCCCTGGTCCACAGCATAGTGCATCTCTTGAACAGTCATATCATGCGAAAGCCTTTAGTTTGGCTTTGATTGCCGTTAAAACATTAGAATTTTTCTTATCCTTAAGGAAGAGAACGGCGCCTTCCATAGAATCTCCTAGGGTGATGTCACCGTCTAATATACTGTTGCCTACTTTACGAAGGGCCTCTGCGCTTAGAGCTTCATTGATAAGAGCTGTAAGAGCCAAATCTTTATCTTTACAAATATCGATAAAGTAAAGAGGATTATCTTCTTGTAGCTCTTCTAATTGAAGTTCTTTTTCATCCTTAGTCATTGACCCAGGATCATAAGAATACACGTGAAGAACCATATTCATACGGTCTTCATTATCGCACAGCTTAATAAACTCCTTGTACGCATCTTTCCTAATAACCAAACTTGCACTAGCTTCTTTAAGCTCCTTGCGGTTATCGCTAATAAAATACTGGATACGCTTGCTGCCAGTCAACTGCTCCTCGTCTGTTACAACAAAGGGGTGTGCAAGAGCAAACTTGTACTTAATGTAATCAAGTACATTCAAAGGATGCCCTTCTTCGTCTAAACCAACTTCAAGATCTAGCCCAGCCATAGGAACAGACACAGTCATGTTCAAATAGTATTCTCGGCATTTACGACTGAATTCGGGATCAGAGGGGCTAAGTCCTATAATTTCAGGGAGGTACTGCTTCTGCTCTGCAAAAGTCAGGCCTCTAATAATATCTCCTCCGCTAGTAAATACTGATCCAATCTTACGCTTGGACTCTGTATAAATTTCATTTGGGAGGTTTGTCGAGTTAGGTCGACGGTTAATGGTGATGAGGTGTGAAGACATATCTATTGTTTTTCTAATGAGTTTCTAATAAAAAGAAAAGGGGGAGGCACACTACCTCCCCCAATCCTAACCAAAATACCAGTTACGACTTGGTGCAATCCAAGAGTAAGCAATTTGTAGCACGACGGATTGCAATTCCACACTCCTTCATGAAGTGTACAGAAGAACCGTCAACGTCAGTAGCACGGAGAGCGTTTCCGCCGAACCCAGGAGGTACAGAAGCACCTGCAACGGCCCAACGCATTAGCTCACGTCCCTTACGAGAAATGTACTGAACGTTTGGCTCACCATCATATGTGCTCATATCGAGGAAACACATGCGGTAAGATTCCAAAGGAAGACCAGTCACTGGGTGACGATCGCTATTCAAAGCACGTGCTCCGTGGTCAAACAGAGGCAAGTGGCGAACAGTGATGATGTGCCCATCGATGTGCTGGTAAGAAGTGAAGTAACCGCCTAGCTTAAGGTTGTTACCGCTTCCGCCAATAAAGCTTGCAGGATCAGTATTCTTGATATAAGAACCGGCACTAATCTCAGACTTCATAGCGTTGTCAAACTCTTCCATTCCCCCAATACCAGTGAACAATACGATGTTCATCTGTTGTGCGTCAGTTGCCCCATACAAAGCATCCCGTACAACAGACTTAATCTTAGCAGTAGTCAACTCAGAGTAGGTATCCACGTTAGGAATCTGCTCAAAGACACCAGAACCAAGAGAAATCGGCTTGCCATTGTCATCCTTCATATGGATAAGTCCTGCAGCGTCACGGTTGTACTGGCTGTACCACAATGCATATTCAGTCTCTTCTTTCCAACGCAACATGTGCTGGTACTCCTCAAAGTCATACCATAGGTTAGTAGAGCGTCCACCAACATTGAATTCAAAGTTTACAACGCGGTCAGGCATGTTGCCTTCGTACGCATAAGACTTACGAATCAAGCTGATTTGATTACGCATTTTAGATGGGGCAACCCAGTGGCTTTCGTTTCCACGAGATCCGCTCATTGCAGCCGGAGCGTACAATTGAACAAACATCTTGTTTGCAAAAGCAGTACTAGTTACGGCGGCACCATCAGATGATACGAGCTGAACGCTATACTCATAACCTGCTGCTACAGGAGTGGGGTCGTCCATTACACGTACTTGCGTTCCATCTGGAGCCTCAAGAATGTATTGACGAACGAACCATCGCTCAGCAAAAGTTAATTTAATACGAGTATGGTTTATACCAGTACCAGATTGGGCAGTACACTCTACGGCTTTATTCATACGGCCCATCACTGGGTAATCGTACTCAATATCGTTGATGTACTTAGTTGCACCCATGCCTTCAGTCAAGTAAGAAAGCGGGAATCGCTTGTCTTCCTGGCCGGAAAGATGGGTAATTACAGGGGACAGAACGTCGGGTTGAGTCATGAGAGCAGCTGCGAGGCTATTCTCATCAGTCATCGAGGAACTGTTGAACGTGTCTTCGTATAAACGAAGCTTTTTAATGTTGTCAGCAGACATGATTTAAACTAATTATTAAGGGTTACAAAAGATCTTTCAATGAAGGTAATTTCTTCGGTGCTTTGAAAGAAGATTTACCTCCCTTCATCCGCTGTGAGGCGGGTTTATTCTGTTGCAGTTTCTGCTTAAGGTTCTGTGCCGCTTTAGTATTCTTAGTACTACTTACTAATTTGTTGAGGTCGAACTTCTTCCACAACAAGTACTCCATAGCAACTTGGCTTTCTAAGTCCATTTGCTCTCTATCTACTAGACGCTGAGTGCGTCCTTGTTTATCTACCGCCTCGCTCATCCAAGTATAAAACTTCTTGCGATCAGAGGTAGGGATTTCAAAGTTTTTAACTGTGCCTTTATCAATGGTGCCTTTAATAGAGGACCACTGTTGTTGCATTTCTTCTTGACGCTGCTCCGCTTGCTGCTTTTGCTTTACTACAATTTCCTTAGCTTCAGTCTCCTGTAGCCGTTGGAGCTTGCCTAAGCTTCTAGTTGCCTGACGCTGCAAAATGCCTGCCTCGAGGTAGTCCTGCACTGTTTCTGCAACTTCTTCGTTAGTATACCCAGAGCGTTGTAAAAACTCTTCTACTACAGCTCGTTGGATACCGACGTTTTCATCGCTTATCTCTACAGCACTATAGTCTACTACAGGAGAGGTTGCCTGAAAGTATTGTTTAGGATCGCCACCGTTGTAACGAAACTGCAAGTACTCTTCTACGTCAGGAAATTGCGAGAATACCGTGTCAAGCTGCTCTTTAGCAATCTCTTGAGCTACAGCATCTGCAAACTTTGCAACGCCGTCGTAGTCTTCTGCAAAGTCTCCTTCAATTTCGTAGCCCATTTTGGACTTTAAAACATCGATGACACTTACATCTTCTTCTACAGGTGCTTCAGTATCAGTATCTGCAAGAACTTCAGGAGAATCGTCAGAGTCTTCCGACGTTTCTTCTTCTTGTTCTACTTGCTCTTCCACTTCTTCCGAAACCTCGGGGGTCTCAGCAACTGCTTCTGGCTCTTCTACTGCTTCTGGCTCGGGCGTTGGAATTGCCGTTTGTCCCGTATTGTTAAGCAAGTTGGCTACGCTAACTTGGCTTAAATCCAATGATTTTTCTTCACTCATTCCTACAAAAGTATTTTATATACCGAATTATATGACGGATTATATTTGCCGTCTATTCTTTTTATTAATATCAACCTTTTTGACGTTGGAGCGCCACTTTTTCTTTTTCGACGTCTAACCGAGCCTTGTCAATCTCGTCTTTACGCCCATTACCGTCTGCATCTGTAGTCAACTTAGAGGCAACTTCCATTTTCTTAAGCTCTAGTTGAACCATGCGGTCTTTGTCGTTTTGATCCGCTTCAAACATCTGGTCTCCTTGCTTTTCCTGAGCCTGTGCCTCTGCTTGAGCTTGAAGTTGTTGCTGCTGCATTTGACTAGCCTGTTCTTGCATTTCTTTTTGCTTTTCATCAACCTCTGCCATCAAAGTTTTAATTTGACTGAAGTTGTTGCTGTCTATAATCTCCGCAATAGTAGAAGGCTGCTGCCCGTTCTGAGCAAAGGCTAAAGCCAAAGACTTAATCTGGTTTAACTTGTCCTGCTCGCGGCTGTTATTCTTGACAAATACTCCGTATTCAGCTTCTTGGTACTCTTGAGGGTCTACGCTCACTAGGGCTGTACGCAAATCGCTGGTTACGTAAGACATCTTTTTGCCTTCTCGCCATGCAATCTTGCTTGTGTCAATTAAACCTGCATACTCGCGCTCTAAGAAAGACTCGAATCGTCTGAATATCTCTTCTGAGATAACGGAAGACTGAAATACTGCGCGTTCGGTCGTGCCTACGCCATCAGAGGTCTTTACTTGCCCTTTGCGTTGCCGTGAGACCCCAATGTTTTCTTCCCACTCAGCTTTAATAGCTTGCAGTAGTTGGAACTGAGCCGCGATATACTGACCTAAAGACATGTCCAGTACTTGGTACTGATTAAAAGTAACACGTTCGTTGTTCTTGCCCTCTGCAGTAGAGTCAATAAACGCGTAGCCCATAGCATCCGCGTAATACATAAACTTCTCTTCGTCCCAACCATGGCGTTTAGGGATGGTATTCATCTCCATAAGCATAATCTTGTCTTTGTTCTTAGCAATAGACAGCTCTAGGCGGTAATGAAATACATTGTAAAGAACTTGGTACGGCAGCCCCATGCTGACAACGCTTATGTTATCGCTGTGCCGATTGCTGTATACCCTGCCGTTATATGGCAGCTTGCATACAGAAAGATTATTCATCTCATTTCGCTGTACAGGATGAGGTTGGTGAGATACAAAAAGGTCTTTATCAATTTGATACCCTTCCCAAACTTCATTTACCCAGTAGTATTTAATCTCCTCATTCTCTTCCACCGAGTAAGTTTCGTCTACTACTTCTTCCTGCGGCTGTCCTAACTCATCTATGTAGCTCAAAATGCCTACACGTGAGAAAGACTTCCAACAGACATGCATTACCTCTATCATACGATCCGAGTCGTCTTCATCCGACTTGGTATTAAACATGCTTTGTGCCCCGCCTGCAGAATCACGGTATTTACCATGAGGAGCTTCAAGCCGATCAATTTGTTTTGGGGTCAAAACATCGTAGAAACGGTCCACTACTTGGTTAACGCTCATGACCTGGCGTCGTACTACCCAATCCGCGTCTTCAATATACTCTACGTCCGGCCCCTTCTCAAAGTCAATATCTAAAGGAGACACCACATCGTAGCTCACGTCGTTCATGCAAACGTCTTTGTACGAATAGCACTCCCCCGCAACTAACCAGTCAAAGAACATTTTTTGAATCTGATCCTCCATGCCGAGCCAATCGAATAGGTAATTCAACACCTCCTGCCCCATAATAGCACGGGAATCCCTATAGTTAGAAAAGACTTGGTCCATGTACTCCTCAGCAGCAGGCAGTTCGGCAGACTCTTGTCCAGTTGCAATGCCTTGTTTGTTTGCCTCGTTAACAAAGACTTGGTCTAGGTACTGACGGAACTGCGTCTTCCGAAACTTGTCAAACCGCGATTCGATATCGCTATTGCGTACAACAACTTGGTAAGCTAACGGGCGCTTGGCTTTTTCTCCTAAGAGCAAGTCTATGATAGGCTTGATAATATTGTAGTTACGCAATCGAGCTGGGAAGTTCTTCTTAGCCCATGCTTCGCTATTATAAGGGTTCGTTACATAGTTGTAATCCGCCTCTCTAAGATTCCCATTATAGGCCTCATAGTATGTTTGTAGCGTGTGCTTAGTGCTCGTGCTAAATGACGAACGATTGATAAAAGCACGGATGCAGTCCTGCGCCCAGTCTTTGGACTTGCGAGATCTAGCAATTTTTTGTTTTGGGATCTGGGTCATCAGATATCGATTTATGAAAAGAAGTCTCGGTCAAAAAAAGTGTCATTACTTGACTGCTCTACCACCTGGACTTCTCTAGAATGCAGGTCCTTTAAATGAAACATGCCTACCATCAGCGCGGAAACTCTGTCAAAGTTGCCACGACGATTGTACTTTACTAACTCATCTATCAACGCAATATCGTATATTTGGTGTAGATTAAGCTTTATCTCTCCAGACTCGTTGCGACCCCGAGGAGTTTTTAACCAGTCTCTTAGATAGATTTCTGCTTGCCCTTTACGTTCTTTACTACCCATGCTCATGCCGTAACTACGGCCTAGCTTGCGTATGCGCACATTGTCCGTTTTATCAAAGATTTCTACCTCTGGTAAAAGCTGCTGCATCATTTTGTGACGTTTAGCAAAAGGAATAATTTCACCTCGGTCATTCTCAAATCCTATACGAGCATTATAATACTTTGACAGCAAAAATAGGGTATTGTTGTATTCATCCTGCGTATCTGGTCTGCCTATATAACTTGCAACAATCATATCGTCGGGTTGGCTGTAAGGATTTACACGTTTCAAGACATACGCAGCCCCCAAAGATTGCCCTTTACCGTCCTGCGCATAAGGGTCATGCGCGATAATGTACAGATCTCCAGGAACCTCACCATTTTCTTTGTACGGAGACTGGTACATTACAACGCATCCTGTTGTATCGTCCCCGCGTTGTGTAGGAAATTTTAATACAGGGCGCAACCGGTCGTCTGGTTTAAGTTTTATACCAGACTGGGTTTGCACTAAATGCCCCGCTACTGCTAGAGATTTAAACATGCCACTGCGCATAAGTTCGTTTCTCCATTCCATAAGGGTAGCGGTAGGAAAAATATTACTTGTATGCTGCAAGAATGCTTCCTTAGGCGTAAATGGGTACTCTGTAATATGCTTATCTAGTACACCCGCATCTTTAGCATCTCGTTTAATTTGCTCTCTCTTTGCTTCTTCCGACTGTCTTGCCCCAGCTACATCGCTGTTGCCAGAGAAATCCATATGCCCAATCTTGTTAATGAAAGAAGGAAAGAAAAACCCACAGTTAGAGTGGTCCGTGCCTTCGTCCCAAGTGTTTGTAATAGGTAAAAGATTGTAGGCTTCTGGATTATAGAACATACTCTCGAAATCAATCGTGCCTCCTGCCATGTCTCCGCCTGTGCCAAACAAAATCATCTGCCCTGTTGTAACACCGCCGTCTTCTACGGTTGGTTTAGTAGCGAGGTAAGATGCTTTGAGATTATCAAATGCCCCGCACTCCTCGAAGATAACGATACTAGCATCCTTACCACGAGCAGCGTCTGGGTTATCTTTAAATGTAATCGCCTCTACCTCAGACTTGTAGCCCTTCTCCACCTGTTGTCCCGACATGTACTCTAAGTAGCTGCCCCTGCGGTGATTCTGTTTATCGACTACCTGCCTGCGCTTTGCCCATCCCGTGTGTTCATTTAGAAAGTTCATGTTGTCTGTAACCATTGCCATAATGCCTTTAGGGTAAAGGTATTTTTTGTCAAAGGCACAAAGCAAAGTATAGCTATTGCGTTCGGTGTTAAAGGTATTGGTTACTAAAGCAGCGTTTTTGTACGAGAATCCCTTACGACGCGCTTTACCTACAATCATGTGCCGACTCCCATCCATGTGCTCAGGAGCAACAACTGAAGATAGGCCTAGCTTTTGATATTTCTCAACGGTAGTTCCATTACGTGCAATGTCCTGCAACCAGAAGTACTCGTAGTCTCCGTCCCAAAAGTTTGGAAAAGAAACTATCTTTTTATTTCCCTTATCGGTCAGTTTTATCTGTACGTAGTTTAGATAGAAGTAGTGATGCCCGGTAATAGCCGTCCCTCCCACTTGATAGCCCACCTTGCACCGACGCAGTTCTTCAGCCCAGTACTCAAAGTACGCAGCACTGCCTGGCGGGTCAGCACAGTAGAACCCGTGTTCTAAGAAGTGTTGCCCACTCCTACTAAATTCTCTTGTATTAACTAACATTAGTCTTCAAACATTCCTTTTTTACCTCCTCCCTTGATGCGCACATCATTAGACTCCTCTTTCTTTACCTTCTCTTCTAGCGATGTAATATTCTCAATCGCCTTTGGCAGCTTCTCAGAAATCTCGAGCATGCGGGTAACGGATCGCACAACAGGGTCAATGTCTTCCAACAAAGGATCAGCAAGAGCAGACTCAATACGCTCGCGCAATGTATCAATAAGCCTACTACTAGTAAGCAGACCCTCGCGTATAGATGTAAGAGACTGAATAGTCGGAGTCTTAGACAACTCAAGGTATTTTTTAACAGCCGCTTTAACTTTATCATCAGGAGTAAAGGCCTCGCCTAGCCCAGAATCTTTACACACACGCAAGCGGCGTTCATCCTCAGGGTAAATAAAATAAGGCGATTTGTGGTCGTGGAAAAAGTAGATAAAACTCAACTCTTTAACCGCTTGCTTTTTATCGGCACTGCGGTCCCGAGTAATTAGAGCCTTAAACTCTGGGATTAACTTCAGCTCTGTATCTACTACTACTTTAAAACTTTCTTCCCTGAATAATCGCATTGTTTAATCTGTATAGCCGACCGGGTTTAACATAAAACTTGCCCAGGTAGGGTAAGCGCACTGTACTAAATGCTCCGTGCTCCATGTGCTTGCGCAAAAAAGTAAACTGACTCATAACTACTTCCGACACCTCCTCATAAGTCCCCCCGTCTTCCTGAAGTATCTCCAGGATAAGTTCTTCCATCAGTTTATTAGGTCGCGGCATAGATTATGTAAGTTAAAACGTAGGTGTGCAGCCCAACAGATACTGCCGTATCGTACAACACCTGCTGGTCTTCAAGCTCTGTAGCCATAGACAGTTCAAACGCAAACAATACGTCAAGCGAATCCATCTCATATTCTAGGCGAAATAGAGGTTTCGGTGACGACGAATTTGAAGGTAAGTGATTCAAGGTTTCCATGCGGTTTAACAATGTCATTATACCGATACACCCCGTGGTCATCCTTGTGAATGACTTTCTTGTCCTTAAGGCTCTTTACGTAGTTGTTTAATACACTAACGCTTTTAAAGTTCATTGCCTCTGCAACAAACTTTCTTGCCTGCATGCTACACGCTACTTCTGGGTCGAATTCTAAAAAGAGTAGCAGTGAATCTAGCTCACGGGGAGTCAGCTTCAAGATACCATTTAAAAGTTCTAAGTAGTGGCGAATAAAACTTTTTTTACTTGTCTTGATCTCCAGCTGCATTCTCTTGGTATTTGTTTACTCTGTCGATCTTACGATTTAAACGCTTCTTTAGAAGCACTCTAACTTGTTTAAGTAAGATAATACAACACTGATTTTCTACAGAAAAGTTTTTAGCCTGCAGTGCATACAGGCGATCAATAAACATCGACACCACTTCTTCATTAGTCGTTCCTGGTACAAATCCAGTAGGTGTCTTCTCGGTGAAGCGTACTGTTTGATACTCTGTTTCTGACTTGAAGTTGTGCAGCCGATACTCTATCCCGGGCTTGACAATTTCCATCACATAATATTTGCCCGAAATATAAGAAAATTATACAGAACCAGCTTGCTGTTCCCTAAACCTACGCTTACTATAGATTTTCTTAGCCACCATCTCTTTCTCCTCTGCGGTAGAAATAGACTTATAAAACAACGGATCAAGCTGTTTAATCTCAACTAACCACTGATGCCATAACTGTTCTGCAGCCCCCGGCGACTTAATATCCACTGCGCTATTAGTGCCAATGTTCGCTTGTATAGCAGCATTCATCTTAAGTAAGGAATCAATAACCTTACGTGTCTTACTATCTGTGTAGTACTTGCCTTCCATAATAATTTAATTAATGTTCTGTTCGAGTAAGTCCAATGCGACTGTGTCAGTACCCTCCCCCACTAAGTCACTAGTAATATACAAACCCCCGGTCGTTGTAATGACTACTAAGTCACCCCCACCCTGCTCATAGAAAGTAAAAATGTAGGGTTCTACCAGCTGAATATTTACCGGATAAAATTCTGACATATCTCAAAGTTACGGAAATATGCTTATGAGCACCACCCCCATTACTACTCCCCTCCCGCTCGGTCCAACTTAACACCCCCCAATACAACTACCCTTCGGCTCCGTGCCAGAGTAATCCTGCTCTACACAAACATAAACCCCAAACTCATGGATAAGCTAACCTTATTCCCTATGAACCGTACCGAAACTGGTAACTTGGTTCTTCAGTCGTTCGATGATACTACGTTGAACGGCACACACCTGGTGTTTGTAGATGCTCTTAGGGCTGCCCACTTCGGGCTAACCGAGCAAGTAACAAGCACTTGGGTTGAGTGCCGTGAAGGCGGTGGTTCGTACCCAGAGTTCTGCAGCAAGGAAGCTGTGGCCCTCGAAGGTGTGAAGCTCGTGCCTTACACAGACCGAGAGACCAACGAACCATGGCTTACTGAAGAAGGTAAGCAGTGGTATGGTATAGTACGTGACTAACGTACGGGGCACTTCGGTGCCTTTAGTGTACACTATCATCAGAACGACGACACTTACAGCTATGTGCATGTGCCTACCAGGACGTGTGCATAGCTATTTACCCTTTGTTTAGGCCTTGCTACATCATCTGTACTACAGACTATAGTCTTTATCGCTATAACCTTCTAATCCTTGCACTATGAATAACTCCATTCATCATAGTCTTATTTGTATCCTTATCATCCTAACAGCATCCTTAACTGCATGCACTAAAGAAGTCATTGAGCCTACTACACCTCTTACTAACGTAACAGACGAATGTGTATGTGGGAAGATCTATGGCTTCTACTACTCATGTACTGTTAACTGGATAGTTGTAGAGAACGAATGCTCAGCAGTTAGAGACACCTTCTATCTAGATGAGACACCTTCACCTATACTACCATTGTTTAGTGCTTACTGCTCTACTACAGAGTGGTAAGTATTTATGTCTCTCTCTATACGTGGTAGAGACAAATCCGATTCTTAGTAACCTTTTAAACCTAGTAACATGTGGACTCCTAATTACACCCAAGACCTTATCAATGACTACAGTGTGCAGCTCGAAGAACGTGAAACGTTCATGAGAGAAGCTGACTTCTCAGCTAACCTTACTAGCTCACAAGTAGAACGCCAACGACTTGTAACGCGCATCAAGATGCTTTCAGATATTAAAGAAGGCATGACCAGGTGCGATACTATCGAGAACATGGATGCTTATGTAATTCATAAAGCATGTGTCTATAAGCTCATCAATGACTACAAGGCATGGAAACCTCAGCCTAATTCACAGCCTATATCTGTTGCAGACTGTCCTATCTTTTAACCCTTTATTCTATAAGCCATGAATNCCNTTCATAAAACTAGACTTCTTTGGATATGTCTTGCAGTACTCTTTACTGTGGCATTCTTAACCTCTTGTTCTTCTACCTCTCATGTTAGTGGTAGTTCCCGATCCTACAATTCTTGTCCTGCATATCAAACACCTGCACCATGAGTAAGTCAATCAATAAGCGTAGCATCCCATTGAATAAACTAAACTGGAGTCAGCTGCCTGACCCACTCGATGGCATGACTCCCAAACAGGCAGACGACCACAGAGTACAAGTACTCAAGCTCTGCAAGTTATTAGATGATGCAGAAATCAGCGAACGCGTAGCATATGGGCTAACCTTTGGATGTATGTTACTCTCTATGTATCTAGACATCCAAACTGATAGCTCTATACTATGGTTTATGATTAAGTTCTCTTTATATGGCGCTCTTATTTCTTCCAGTATTCTTTCCTATGTCAGGAGAAGTACTCGAGTTGAATCCGAGCGTCATTATTACCGCACTATTCTAGGTAAGGCTTACCATGAATAAGGGGTGATGAAGGGGCTGGTGTAAAAGCCAGTCCCTTTATCTTAAATTAGTAACCTTAAATTAAGTAACATGAATCCTAACGAAGATTACACCTTACCTCAATTTAGTGGTGAGGTATACATAACCGTATGCGTGACATACGATGACTGCGAGTGTCCAGATAAAGAGACACTCGAACTTGATACAGTTGCTCTTATCAGGCACAAGCTAGAACCTTTAGGTGGTGTCAGAGAGGGTATCAGTACCCATCTTGAAGACTCTGATCTTGTCATCACGAATAAAGCAGAAGCTTTTGAGGATGCAGCTGATCGTCTGTACGAACAAAAGATGGGGAAGTAATGGGAGCCAATGCTAAAACATCCGGCAAGTGGTCTAGCAAGGCTACTTGGAAGTGTGTTCTTATCGAAACAGATAAGGGTTCACGACTACCATTCTATAGCCATACACCCTGGGCAGCTGAAGCAGAAGCTAAGTCTTATGCCAATGCCAATCGCATGGATGAACGCTCTTACACCTTAACTGAACCAGTTGAGATATTTAAAAGAGGTATGAATTGGGACACTGCTGTCACCAATATGCACAGCTAATATAAAGTTTCTATATGTTGTTTGGTAGTTATATGCAACTCTTGTATATTTGGCTCGTGCCAGTATTAAGGGTTAATTATAGCACCACACAGCAGACAGGGTGGGTAACTACATGTTCCTATCCTATAGAAGTAGTTTATGTCTACGAGCCTACTACAGCTTGACCCAATGTAGTTCCACAGGGTGGATTAGTAAAAGGACGGAGGGCTAGCAGAGATGCTGGCCCTCTTGCTTTTCTCCCCCAATATGACTACCCCTCAGCTTTGTCTTGTCTTCGGACTGTTACATAGCAGCAAGTCNCCGACACTTGTAAGACATTTACATCAGGGAATAACCGTTTGAAAGGCTTATTACGCTCCTCTTTGCTTGCAGGCAGGGGATGTNGGAACGCTCGGTAGGTTATTTCTTTTTTGTATTGCGACGGCGTGATGAAGGCTTACGACCTTTCTTCATACCATTACGTGCTCGATTCTTGGAGGCTTTCTCCATTACAATCTTGCCTCCTTTCTTATGGCTGGCGTCCTTACCGTCACCATTACCATAAGTACCAGCGCGTCTATTAGCTCTATTAGCTTGGACACGCTTCTTAACAGCGGATCGTTTCTTCTGATACTCAGCATCATACTTACGCTTCTTTGCGATACTCCTCGCAGTCATGCCACGCTTCTTATAAGTGCGGCCCTTACCAGCTAATGAGTTACGTGCCATATCAGATTTCGATATATTTAATTTTATTTACCCTTAATACCTATCAACATGAGTAACATGATTGAAGTAGTTGCTACTGAAGTTTGTAGCGACAAGAACGGACGCGAATACAAACGCGTCACACTCGGCACTACTGCCACAGAAGGAAGTTGGACCAATCCATCAACAGGAGAAATCCATCAAGTCTTGTCTCCAGGCAAGACAGTGCGTACCATTGGCTACAAGGTACCCTATCTCTATGACGAAGACGACTCGTCTGCTGTCTCTGACTATCTATGGAATGCCGCTCCTGGCATGGTAGTAGAAGGTCAGATCGTACGTCGTGAAGTTATTCCGTATGAAATCAACGGAGAAGTTCGCAACAATGCTACTTGCTTTGTGCAAGGTAATCCAAATTCGGCTGAGTTCAATATGGCAATCAAAGCTGCCTTTGACCGAAGCGGACGCACACTAGTAGCCGATGCTACACGTGTACCTATGAACGGAGATATGACTTACTCTAACCCTGGTGCTAACGAAGTAGTATCTACTGCACGCGGGATAGTAGCGAACCATTAATCTTACAGGAGGGAAGCCATGTGCTTCTCTCCTTTTTAACCCCTTTTCATCATGACCCTAGTACCTACAGAAACACCGAATGCCGTATACCAAACACGTGACGGCAAGCAACACGACATATCTAGTATGAATGCCGTGGAACTCATGACCGCTCTTCACGACATGTTAATGCGTAAAGCCAAGCACAACCACAAGCTCAATAAGATGCTTGAGGTAGGCGACACTTTAGGTATCGTGACAAAAACTCTTCACAAAGAACTTGCTACCCGTGAGGCTTGCAGCTTAGGAGAGTTAGTAGATATGCAGATACAAGCTGACCTCGGTAAGCTCAAGCTGCATCAAGACAACGAGACTATTTCCTTAACTTCTTAAACATGAAAATTCAAACGACTACCAACTTGGACCAGTTCCAATTTGATCCACGTAACCGACTAGTAATTCAAAGTTTTGTTAAACTGCTTGTCGAATCCCTCAAAGAGCATGGGCAGCTCATGCCTATCATTGTCAATAAAGATATGACGGTAGCCGACGGTCAGCATAGACTTGAAGCAATCCGAGCAATCAACCAGACTGCTGATACACCAGTACAGGTTAAGTACATCAAGCGTGATATACCATTTCATATCGTGCCTGAGATAAATGCTAATCAACGGCAATGGAGAATTCAAGACTGGATTCATTACTATGCTGAAAGTGGTAATGAAAATTATGCCAATTTACAGGCATACGCAGAAGCTTATAAGCCTCTTAAGTTATCGGCTCTTGCAAGCTTCCTTCATAAGAATTCAGCAGCTAGTACTCATACAGTAGTCATCAGGAACGGAGAGTTTAAATTCGAACTTACCGATGAGAAAAAGTACATCTTAGATAAGATCCATGCATTATCTAAAATCCGAGATATGTTTTGCCAGAAGTCTGTACTAATAGGTATTATGTGGCTTCAGCGTGACCATAACTTCGATGCGGAGAGATTATTCTACGCATTAGAACGTAACTTTGAGTCTATACTACAGCAATCAGGTACCGGTAATTGGGCACGTCATATGCTATACTGGTATAACAAAGGCTTGCGTAGCTCTAAGCTCAACGTCAATGATATACCTCGTCACCACTAGCCCACAGGAATCNGAATGCACAGACGGATATGAATACATGCCCTGGGATGCTGCACTNGCAGCTCTCAGGGACCATGTATACCTATTCGTAGACATAGAAACAACAGGGTTCAACTTTATGGGCGACCGTATCCTCTCGATACAAATCGCTCATGATACCAATGACCAATGGGTCTTCATCTATAACAAAGAAGACCTCACTAGTATGTTTGAGACACTCAATACATGCGAGATGATGGTTGGTCATAACATCAAGTTTGACCTCAAGTTTCTAATGTACCATGGCTATCAGATTGATGTACCTATCTACGACACTATGCTATGTGAGCAGATACTCGTCAGTGGTACTAACCTACGTGCTGGTCTAGACTCTGTAGTGCAACGGTATTGTCAGGTTCGCTTAGATAAATCCGTTCGTACCACATTCAGCGCAGGTCTTAAACTTACTGAACGACAGCTACGTTATGCTGCCGATGATGTCAAGTACCTCAAACCTGTAATGCTCGCTCAGATTTCAGCACTCAAGAAAAACAAGCTCATGCATATCGCTCGTCTCGAGTGTCAAGCATGCCTTGCTTTCCTCACCATAGAATACAACGGCCTCACTCTTGACAAAAAGCCTTGGATGAATATGGTTGATGCACTCGCTCAACAATCAGTCCAATGCATATCAGACCTTAACACTATCATCGACACAGACGACACGTTCCAATCTGTGCGTACCCCTGCCTCTCAGCTTGATATGTTTCTTGCTGACTCTGAGGTTATGGGCACTCGTCTCAATTGGGATAGCCCTATGCAGACTCTACGTGTATTCCAATGCATAGATAATAGTATCATGGGTACGTCAGAACGTGATACATTTAAGATTGCTTCTATGCATGATCTCGGTAAGCTACTACGTAAGTATCGAGAGATGAGTAAGAAGGTTTCTTCCTTTGGTGAAGCGTTCATGGCTCATGTATATGATGACGGTAAGATTCACCCGCGTTTCGTTCAGATTAAACGGACGGGCCGTGTGTCTTGCAAAGAGCCTAACATGCAACAGATACCTGCTGATAACAGCTATCGTAATTGTTTCATCACTAAGCCCGACCATGTATTTGTATCAGCTGACTACTCTTCACAAGAGCTTTGTATCATAGCTCACGGATCTAAAGACCCGGTCTTCAATCACGCCCTCCGCAATGGACACGATTTGCATAGCGTCTGCGCAGCACTTGTGTTCGGGGAACGATGGAAGGATGCCGCTGAAGACTCGTGTGTATTTGAACAGGGCTTTGAGAAGTGCAGCTGTCCCGAACATAAGAAGCTACGTACCGCAGTTAAGAGTATCAACTTTGGACTCGCCTACGGTATGGGGCCTAAGAAGCTATCAGAGACTATGGAGATTTCCATGTCTGAGGCTTCTACCTTGATTGAGAACTACTTCAAAGCATTCCCCAAGATTAAAGACTTCTTGGAGGGTATGTCTAGAGCTGGTGTCAAGCAAGGATTCATCAAGACATTTGCACCATGGGGACGTACCCGATGGTTTGATGACTGGATGCCGCGAGGTATGGACATGGCTACTAAAGGACGCATCGAGCGTGTCAGTAAGAATACACCTATTCAGGGTACTGCTGCTGACATGACCAAACACGCTCTGGTGCTATGCTATGACTATATCAAGAACAATAATATACCCGTAGAACTCGTCATGACCGTACACGATCAGATCGATACGACATGTCCGCGCGATTATGCCGAGGAGTGGGCTGCTAAACTTAAAGAACTTATGGAAGAAGCCGCAGAACACATCATGGGAAACGACCTACTCAAAGCAGAGGTCGAGATTACAGATAAATGGAGCAAATGAAAGTATACGATGATACCTCGTTCGCACGATACGAGCATCTCCCTTTGCATCATAGAAGGTTATATTGGTTAGACTATTTAGATCGTCTAATTACATTTTCCTTACATGATCCAGATATTAGTAGCGAGAAGCACGATATGCTTTTAGCCGAAATTAGAAGAGTAACAGAAACCCTTAATATCCTTAAGAATGAACCTAGTAACAGAACAATCGCAAGTGCGTCAACTCCGAGCACAGCAAAACAAAAGAGGGCTATTTCAACAAGCCGTACCGATGGCGACAAGAACGTACGGTCCCGTAGCAAACGAGGAGCTGTATAACACGGTGACTGAAAGAATACGTCAGCACGGCTTGACCATTGTCAATGAAGAATTTGAGTCCTCTTTAAAAGGACAAGTAATGCTTTGTAAGCTTCATATCAATAGTCCTGAAACACCCGGGATGAACCGAGTATTTGCTTTTATGAATAGCTACAACAAGATGCGCAAGGTATCCTTTGCATCAGGAGCTGTAGTTATGGCATGCTCTAACGGTATGTTTATTGGAGATGAAAACACGTTTACACGACGCCATCATAGCAATATCTGGGATGACATTTATACTTCTGTAGATACCCAAGTAGACCAGATGCATAGGAACTTTACAAAGTTGGTAGACTTCAGGACTAAGGCAGAGAATGTAATAATTAGCCCAGAACGCGCGGCTCAATTAGCTGGACGCATGTACTTCGACGGTGTTCTTTCACCACGTATGCTTAGCGACCTAAAGAAAGAGATCTATGACTCTGAGTTGTGGGCTTTCGAGCAAACAGAAGAGGGCAAACTTATGAATGACACCGTTTGGAAGCTGTACAATAACTGTACTGAAGCAGCTAAACGTTCTTCAGCTCACGAGACTGTTAAAACACATGCTAAAATCACCGAGTTTTTCAGTGAAGCAGCATTAAACTAATGGACATTCGGCAACAACGCCTGTACATAGAGGTTTTGGAAGATATTCAAGCTATATGCAAGGATATCTTCCAAGCCCCTCGTACGGGTAAGTATCGTTTGTACCGAGAGTTATCTGCCTATGTTCTTGAAGACATTGACAGCCAACAAACCCTTCTCTTTCGGTCTAGTTTTAAAGACCTTCTCAAGTCTGCTAAAGAACGAGATATAGATGTAAGAGAAATAATAATTGATTTATAATGGCACATGCTTATCATCACGCTGTTAGTACTACTCGTCGCTTTCGTGGTATTCCAGAAGACTATATGGCTATACATGAGTGGATTGATGGCTCTAAGATTGCTTTTAGTGACCATCGACATCGTGCTTTGCGTCATCATAGCTTTGGCGTATTTGCTTGCGAAGAGAAATTCGGGAAAACAATAATGAATAGCGACGGCATAGAGGTACCTGTTAGGACCATTGCCGAGACGCATATCGTAGAAGACTTGGGCTTTGTCCCATCAGTACAAGACTGGTTAAAGGATCTCCCAAAAGAGTTCTGGATGACCGGTCGTAAATTAAAATTAGAAGACCATGGAACGGATTCCAAGAAAGATCCTCGACACATTGGAGGACTTATACAAGACGCACTCCGTCAGCCCTCGTGATTTCCCCGGCGTACATATTCATTGGCAAGGGTGCGGAGATAGCGGAGGTATAGAAGAAATACACTTCTTAACTCCTGAAGGTATAAAGTTCTGCAAAGTAAATGGGTGCGCTCCTCCATCGTATCTGATTGGAGAAAGAGACCCTTCTAGGTATTACTATACTCAGAAACGCACGGGAATAGACTTTAATGGAAACAACACAGAGCGCGAATACACAGTTAGCATCGAGGAAGGGAACGACTACACACTAGGTCAGTTTATTTATGAGCGTTTCTCTGTGTGCGAAGTCAATGATGGCGGCTATGCTCATGCTTTTATCGAGCTGCCACACGGTAAAATGTGGGGCGAGTCATGGGATTATGTAAGTGAAGAGCGAATGAATACCTCTATGGCTTATGAAGATTGACCAGCGGCGACTCAAACGACAGCAGCAGGTCATAGACAAATGGACTAAAGCAGGGCGACGTGGTACTCTCGAGGCTGTAACAGGCTTCGGTAAGACTTACGTTGCTCTGCTTATCATTCAAGACCTTAACATGCGGTTACCTACAGGAACTGCACTTGTTATTGTACCCACTCAGAATCTGCGAGACCAATGGCAAAAGCAGATTGAAGCAATGGGTATCACTAACACAACTGTTAGAGTCATAAACAGTGCAGTTAAAATACAAACTGAGTGTGACTTGTTGATACTTGACGAGATACATAACTACATGTCTGATGTATTTAGAGGTATCTTTGGCTGTACCGNCTATCGGTATATCCTTGGCTTNACTGCTACACTAGATCATGAAGACCCTAGGTTTCATATNATATCTAGTGCAGCTCCAGTCATAGATACTATCTCTCTTCGGGAAGCTGTGCGTAACAACTATGTATCACAGTTTCAAGTCTTTAACCTTGGTCTACGCATGGGCGAGAAAGAGGCTGAAGAGTATGGGGTAGTTACGGATGCTTATTACAAAGCATTTGCTATCTTTAACAACCGGTTCCATGCAGCTATGCGCTGTATGCAAGACCGACAATACCTGTCAGTATTCACTAGAAACTTGGCAGGATGGGATGAACAACAGGTACTGAATCAGGCCCGTGCGTTCAACCGAGCAATGCAAAAGCGAAAGCAGCTCATCTACAAGAGTGCTACTAAGCAGGCTGCAGCAAAGAAACTCATTGAGATCTTTGACGTGCCTACTATCACTTTTAGCGAGAGTGTTGACTTCGCTATACAAATGAACAAAGAGACGCAGCCATGGGGCGCTGCGTACCATTCAAAAATGTCTAAGTACGCCCGTCAAAACGTACTAGATTCTTTTGCAGACAGACGTACCGATATCCGTGTGATTCATACAGCACGCGCATTGGACGAGGGATTTGATGTAGAAGGCATAGAGTTGGCAATAGTTTGTTCCGGGACTTCGACACCCAGGCAAGACCTACAACGTACAGGTCGAGCCATTAGGTTTCAGGAGAATAAGACCGGAGTTATTATTAACCTATATCTGAAAGATACACAGGATGAAAAATGGCTTAAGAAGCGGCAAAGTAAGTCCGCGAATATCGAATGGGTACACTCTATCGAGGAACTACTCACAAAGTGCAACGACTCTTTACTCAGAAATCCTATTACTGGTTAAGTCTGGTAAGAGGGAGTGGGCTGACCAACCATGGCAGTTCCAACTATCTCTGAGTGAAGAGTATAATTTAGAAGCTTCCCTTACTCAGATATCCCAAGAGTTAACGGATGCCCGATGTGTTGAACAAACAATCTTAAAGAGCAATGGTGTACCCGCTTGACAAATACGTAGATGTATTGCTTAAGCTAAACATCAGCCCTATTCAAGTATTGTTTTGTCAAATCATATATGAAAGACGACACGATCTGCTTTACAAAATTGGAGAGGAAGGACAGATATTTCCTAAAGAGTATCTAGACGACCTCGTAACCAAAGGCTTAGTAGTTGATACAAACCCTTCTGCAAATTCAAAGTACGCAGAGTACTATGAAGTAACGGAAGAGTTTAGCAAAGCCTTTTATTCTGTCTCAACCACAGATGGCGATGAGTTTTGGAAGAGCTATCCTCCTTACAGTACTATCGATGGCAAAAAGATTACTCTTAAAGCTGTCAACAAGGAGGAAATGGTAAAGTGGTACCATAAACACGTTGGTAGCGTGCACGATCACAAGAAAGTAATGGCAGCTTTGCAGTTTGCCAAAGACAGGAAGTTGATTAGCACACGTATAGACAAGTGGTTACAAGCAGAAACTTTCGTCGACCTTTGGGAGATGATGAAAGAAACCCCTACAGAAGACTTACCGCATGACCGAATTCTCTGAACTTCTAGTACGCCCAATGGCATCAGTCGTAGAATCTACTCAGACTACGATTCACAACTATATGGATGGCAAAATCCCTGTGATGAAAACACGCTGGGAGAAAGTCAACAAGATGCTGCTGGGTGGCATGCAGTTTGGGATGGTATATGTAGTAGCGGGTGCGTCAGGTCATGGTAAGAGTATGTTTTTAAACAACTTACTCCGTGACTTTACTTCAACTGCTTACAATAAGTTTGACAAGCCAGTAAAGATTCTGCACTTTTCTTTCGAGATGTCTGCAGAAATGGAACTGATGCGTAGACTTTCATCATTAGCTGAAGTACCCCTAGATAGGATGCTTCACGCTACGACTGCTCTTAATGATACTGAGCGGGTGATGATTGAGGATAAGCTCAAACAGATTGACGAGCCTTCTATTTATTTTATAGAAACACCTGGTAACAGGGTACAGATTGCTCGTACTGTGCAAGAGTTCATTAAACAACATGGCGATTGTCATTATGTTATATGCCTTGACCACACTCTGCTTGTAAATCCTATGCCTGGAGAGAACGAGATTCAAACACTCGCTGAACTAGGTAAGATTAGTATCGAAATCCGTAAACGCTTTGGCGCTATGGTTCTCTTACTCTCTCAACTCAATGACAAGATAGAAGGTGAGAAGAGACGCGATCCTGATTCTCCCAATCTACACTACCCCTTGAAGACTGACATCCACGGCAGTAAGCAGCTGTACCACGCTGCTGATATTGTCATGGTAATCCATCAGCCTTCGTTACTAGGGCTAGAAGCGTACGGTAGGAAAAACTTACCGACTAGAAATCTAGTAGCATTGCATTGCCTTAAGAACCGACACGGTCAGGCAGGCATTACGCTACTTAAAAATAATTTAAGACATGGAATCTTTGAAGACTGGGACAGTGGAGATACGGCAGCACGTAGAGACAACCCCTACGGTCTCTAAAAGCTTTGATGTAGGTAGCATACTTATCTCAAAGTATGACAATGACAGCTTGGGTAAAAGCACGTATGCTCCTCCTACTCAATTCGTACTTTTAGGTAAGTATAGAATCTATAAATTCATTGGCAAAAACTACGTAACTGCTTCTCCTGCAGAGGAATACACTGCTAGTTCTGCTGACATAATAGTAGAAGATAAGGAGCTTATTACGTATCTTAGAGATCGCGCTCGAACATTACTCGGCGCTATATATCATGAAATAGAAGACGGAATACTAGATGATTAAACCTAAAGTAACGGTGGCAGCATTATCGCCACACCGGTTGTTCTTGTATGGAAAACCGAAGGTGGGTAAAACAAGTGCAGTAGCACAATTACCCTCGCACCTGATTATCGACACCGAAGTCAAGGGCAACTATGGAGAAGAGTTAGTAGGCGGCACATCCTACTGCGATGGTGCAACAAGCATCGTTGTAGATGGACTGCCCATGCTAAGAGAAACTCTTGACTATTTGCTAGAGAATCCTAGCAAGCATGACTTTATTGTCTTAGATACCATTGATCATATCGAGCAGTGGGTAGGCGAGGCTATATGCAACTCTAACAATGTAAAGCACATTGGCGACATCCCTCACGGTAAGGGCTGGTCACTAATGCGCAGTCAAGTTATTGCAATAGTCGAGCAGTTTGCACGTGCTTCAAAGCACATCATTATTGTCGGGCACCAGAAAGATGGGCACGATGACGAGGGTGTAGAAGTACAGAAGATTAACCTTACAGGTAAACTCAAGACTCACCTCTGTTCTATTATGGATGGGGTAGGACGCATAGTCCGTGAAGAAGATAAACTAATGGTTGATTTCCGAACCGGAATTAATACTGACGCTGGGTGCCGCATTCCTACCTTAGCAGGTCAGTTCTTAGAATTAAATTGGAATAAAATTTACCCTGATACAATAAAATAATGTACGGATTTGATGAACAAACGGGCGCTTCTAGTGGAGGCTCTCGTATCGCGGCAGGTATTACTGAAAACGTAAACCTTAAAGACGTGTTGTACGAACCTCTTAAAGCCGATGGCAGTGGAGACGATGTACTTAAGTTTCTATTCAGCGATAGCGCTGGCTCTAGCTTTACACATATAGAATTTCCTATTGACCCGGCACGACTCCAAGAGCTTGCTAAAGGTTGGGGCAAGTCTACTGCTGATGCTGAAGCATTTGTTAAGCAGCAGTTCGACGCTCAAGGCGAGCGTATCAAGCACGTTCTTTCATGCTTTATCCCTAAGGACAAGTGTGTATTCCGTGCTGCCAACTTCAAAGAGTTTGCAGACGGCGTGATCAAGATGCTTGGTCAGACTTATGTCGACGTGCCTTGCCGTGTAAAGATTGTCTACAAGAAGAACAGTCAGTTTACAACCTTCCCTAACAGAGCGTTCAAGCCATTTATCCAAGCGATGACTGAGCCTAACCGTCTTGTGATTGACCCTAAGTGGGATATCGTGGAAGCTGCTGCTCCTGATAGTTCTGGAGAAGCATGGTCTAGCAGTGAGAAGTCTACTGCGACAACGGAGGATACTGCTCCCTGGTAATGTATCAGCTTAAGCCTGACTTAAGCGCAGACTATATCCTTGGGGAACTAAGCCAAGAGCAGATAATGCAGCACTACCTTAAAGTGCCCATTAAGCTTAAGGCTAGGTTTCTTAGCCCTCTACGTGAGGATAAGAATCCGACCTGTGGATTTTTCTACAATAAAGAAGGCTCGCTGATATTCAAAGACTTTGCTGGATTTCTAAGCGGCGGTTGTTTCAAGATTGTAATGCATATCTACAACTGCTCCTTTCACGAGGCACTAGAGATTATAGCAAATGACTTTAATTTGATTGATGGAGTGCGGGTAGAGCGTAAAGACTACCCGCACCTCGTCACTTTTCAGCGACGCGAGACTGTAATACAAATCAAGAGACGTCCTTTCAACGAAGAGGACAGAGAGTTCTGGACACAGTTCGGTATAAGTAAATCTACTCTACTGCACTTCCATGTACCTCCACTTGAAGCAGCATGGTTAAACGGCAATTGCATCTACTCCTATAGGAAAGGTGACCCTGCTTATGCATATGATTTTGGTGACGATCAATACAAAATCTATTTCCCTAAACGGAAGACTAACCGATTCATGTGCAACTGTAGCTTGGTACAAGGTTACCAAGTGCTGCGAGATACTACAGGTCTAGTAGTCATTACTAAAAGTATGAAAGACGTGATGGTCTTACATGAGTTTGGCATCACTGCTGTAGCTCCTCAGTCTGAGACCGTGTACCCAGATGAAGTTTGGATTACTGGGTTACTTTCTGAAGCACATACTGTCGTAAGTCTATATGATTTTGACCGAGCTGGTGTAACGATGGCTAACTACATGCGTAAGAAGTATGGCATCAGACCTATGTTTCTAACCGACGGTAGATTCGGGTCGATTAACTATGGAGCTAAGGACATTAGCGACTTAGTGCAGGCTTATGGTCGAAGCAAGGTAGAGAAACTCATATCTTTATGGGATGGCACATATCGTAACGATAGAGATTCCGGAGTTCATCACCCACGTAAAGATGAGCAACCGAAGACGAGCGACCTACTACACTAGTAAAGACAAGATTCCAAAGAAGTTCCAAGACCCTACTTTCGGGTATGACCGAAAGGGTAGGCTTTGTACTAACGATGGACAACCTATTATTCGTAACGCGAAGAGTGTAAACACCCCGCGTATGAAGAAGATTAACGGCCAAGACTTCTATGCTGGTAATACAAGACCAGTCATGCGAGTCAAGGTAGTTAACGCTATTAAGGATGCCTTCCGCCCTTACCTTAGGAAGGTTCGGAAGATTCCAAGAGACAAGTTCCCAATTCAAATCAGTTGTGCCATGTATGATGTAGCTGGTAAAGCCGACTGGGATTTAGATAACAAATGGATTTACCTAAAGGTGTTCCAAGATCTTATCGTAAATGAAAAACTGATACCTGATGACAATATCAAGTACGTCAGTAAGGCTGCTAGCATGGAGTTCTTTCCAGTAGAAACTACGGAAGAACGTAAGCTAGTATTTACCATTACAACAGACACAAGAGAGCACACGCTTTTCTATGTATGATACATATTACCGGGAAGATTAAAGACGGTGTACTAATACCGTATGAAGATCTTCAATTTCACAACGAGCTACGTAAGCTCGAAGGACACGACGTTGAAGTAACAGTCAACAGTGTACGACTACGCAGCAATCCTCAGAATAGATATTACTGGGGTACGCTACTATACATGATTCGAGAAGAACTTGTATCATCCGGATACCAAGCAGGCGACTTAGTCACTGGTAGAACCGGCAATCTAACACGCGATATCGTTCATGAAGTGATGAAAGAACTCTTCGCTAAGCAAGAGTTGTACCATCCTGAAACAGGACGCGTTATCGCACTGACCAAGAAGTCCACTAAGGATATGTCTACTAAAGAGTTTAAGCTTTACATAGACAACATACGACAGTGGGCTGCTGAGAATATGAGTCTGGATATCCCAGACCCTTCACACCTTTATTCTATATAAGATGAGTAAAGAAGAAATAATTGACGGACTAATGTTAAAGTTAGCAGATGAAAATATCAATGTAACATCTTTAACAAAGAGAATAGGGTTCAAAAACTATAAAAGGTTTGAGAGAGCTATGGAAGAAGCATTTAAATTAAAAGAAAATGGGTAAATTAAAAGAGCATTACCACGAAGAAATTTCGAGTGGTATGACGGCTGGTGCGCCGGAATTAGAATACGCACAAACATGTATGAAGAATGTATCACACGCAGTTAAACTTTACCGAAACGGGAATGTCGATGCTGATCTATTCATCATGCAAATATTCAGTTTAGTTAATGAGTTTGACAATATGGATGAGCCATGCCAACCGAAGTAAGAGAAGACATGTACGAAGCACTATGCGAAGATGCTCCCTATACATACGGTGACTTATATGGATACCATTCTGTAGCTGCTATCTGGGATACGACTCCTCGTGCTATGTACCGATTCGGTATCGAAGCAGAGAAAGAAGACGAGCCTGGCAGACACATCTGTCAACTATACCAAGGTCAAAGAGAAGAGTATCTTCCTAACTCCTGGCGTGCAGAAAGAGACGGGTCACTAGGAAATTATGGATTCGAGCTTATCAGCCCTATCTACAATCTTTGTAATGACATATACAAGACACACTTAAGTGAACCTGTATTAAACTACCTCATCCATTCTAAAACCAGCTACGCATGTGGTGGACACATCACTGTTTCAAAGCATAACGCTGATGCTGATTGGTATGCTAAGAAAGCTGCACAGATTATCCCGTTACTCTACGCTCTCTACCCTAAGCGGGCGAAGAGAAGAGGCTACTCTAAGTTCTACACCAAGAACGACTACAACGAAAGATACAATGCTATCAATCTTGGTAGCTCGGATCGCATGGAGATACGGCTTTTCAGTGCTATTAAATCTCTCAAACAGCTAGAGTGGCGGGTAACTTTACTTCGTATTCTGTTTACCACAGAGAAGTACGAAGACCTGTCCTGGGATACAATCTATAAAGACTTACTTGACATCAACAGCGAGTTAGGAAGTCATATCTACGGCTTGTATGAAAAGAAGTATGGCGAGAAAGTCCTATTAGCAGCTGCATACAGCAAAGCCTTTGCAGTAGAATCAATCGAGTGGAAATCCTATAGCAAGGTGCGCACTCTAATTCCAACCGGAGTAAGGAACAGACTCATCGTCCAACCAAATCCTACGGTTAAGTCAAATTTAAAACAACTCACTTTAGATGTGTGTGATTATAGTCAAGAAGCAAACCGGGAAGCTTGATCCCTCTATTGCCGCCCAAGCGCTGGCATACAACCCCCATGGTTTTGGTATCCAAACTTTGGATGATGGCAAAGTCTTAAAGACAATGAACATTGCGGAAGCTCAGGACTGGCTACAGTCTGAGCGTCCTTATATCTTTCACGCCCGCCTTACTACAGTAGGCACAACTGATATAGACAATGCTCATCCAGTTAAAGTCAACGAACATAACTGGCTATTCCATAACGGCACCGTGCAGGTACCGCACACCTGGGATAAAGACATATCTGATACACGTTTTGTGGCAGACACACTTCGTAAAACGCCTTGGCAATCATGGAAAGACATATTGTCTTTAACGGATAGCAGGTTTGCATACACTCGTATGAGCAAATCAGGTAAGGTATATGTAAATCGTATAGGTAACTGGCACATAAACGATGGGGTATACTACAGTAAGCCCAATGTCTTAGATTGCCCACATCTTGTAGCAGTATACGGTACTCTCCGTAAAGGCTTCGGCAACCACCGTTTACTTAGCAGTGCTCGTCTTCTTGGAGCAGGTCAAACTATCGAGCAGTATGCAATGGTAGCACAAGGCATTCCGTATGTAGCCTCAGGGCACAGAGAAGACGGTCACAATCTTAGGGTCGAAGTATATGCAGTAGACGACGCTACTCTAAACCAGATGGACCAGCTAGAGAATCATCCGGAATGGTACCAACGTAAAGAGATAAAGATTTCATTAGACAATGGAATGGTCGTTACATCCTGGCTGTACTTTAACGACACTGTTCCTAATGCAGATTTGCCTTTACTCAAAGACTACGCAGATTACCGACAGCCTACTAGTCCAACTGTTTATAGCTCCTCGATTTTTGACGACTATACTGAGGAAGACGAGGGGTATTACCAATCAGGGGATGGATACGATTTTATCTGGGACAAAGAAGAAGAGATGTGGTTCAACATTACTACTGAGCAGTATCTTTCTGACGAGGAGTATAAAGAAATCAGTAATGCCCAACTTACTTTATTTACATGAGTTACTTTGATATTAAAGCAGTAAGCAATAGCTCGCTGAACTACATTGATCCGGAGAGCGGGGGTAATCCCCGTCTCTTTCGGAAATTTCTTGACGGACAACTAGAACAGAAGTCTTCCAAATCTTTTGAGATTGGAACTCTCATTCATGAAGAGCTGCTAGAACCAGGTAAACTAGATATTGTATCTGAGAATGTGCCAGGTCCTAAAACACAAGACGTTATTGACCGGCTTTACAATAGGCTATACAAGAATGTCGAAGCTAACGATGTCCCTATTACCGAGTTAGATTCTATTAAGAACGATACTTGGGAGTCCGTCATACCTGAGGACTACTACAAAAGCAATGGGCTTCAGACTAAAATCAACCGCATCTTAAAAGACGGCAACGATTACTGGAAGTGTATCTGTACAAGTGCTGGCAAAATGATTGTCGACCCTGTTACCTACCACACCGTACAAGGATGTATCGAGTCTATTAAGATGCACGAAGCAGCTAATGAGTTGATCTGTAAAGACGGCTATGGCAAATTCGATGAAGCTATGGCTGAAATAGAAATTACGTTTGACTTACAGTGGCCTGTAGAGAATGATCAGTTAGTCGATATTCCTATTAAGGGTAAGATTGACCGAGTACTCTTTGATCACAAGAACAAACGCATAACGCTTGTCGACTTAAAGACTACTGCCAAACCTTTAGGCAAGTTTGAAGAGACGATAAATATGTACCACTACCACCGTCAACTCGCATACTACCGTATGTGTCTTGAGACAGCATATGACGGCTATGAAGTAGACGAGTGTTACATCGTAGCGGTTCAAACTAATAAAGAGTTCCCAAGCGAAGTATTTAAAATTGACGAAAGTTATTTGTCTCAAGGCATCCTAGAGTACGAAGCACACCTTGACCGAATTGCTTTTCACCTTGCTCGAAACAACTGGGGTAACTCTATGGAGACTCAGTTAGGCATGATTCAAACCTTAAAATTACCTGATGGTTACAACGTATGAACACGTTGTAGGTAAGGAGTGGGCAAAGCATTTAGATGCTGAGTTCGATTCAAAGTATATGCAGGCTCTCCAAGAAAAATTGGGAGTCTGCTATACATTTGGTACTACCTATCCTGCACGAAAGAATATCTTCAGAGCATATAGAGACACCTCACTGCTCGATGCCCGTGTACTTATACTAGGACAAGACCCTTATCATGATGGGGTAGCTACAGGCTTAGCATTTGACGTAGGCGATAGTCCTAAAATCAACCCGTCTTTACGTAACATCCAAAAGGAGATTAAAGGCAGCATTGGAAGACTGAGTAAAGAGAACGGCAACCTTAGCCATTGGGCTGAGCAAGGGGTTCTTCTTCTTAATACAATCCTTACAGTGGATGCTGGCTCACCAAAGTCACACCACGGATGGGGATGGGAGAAGTTTATTGCTGCTTCCTTGAACGCGCTGAACTTTCGCGAGTCCCAAGCTCCCCTTGTTATTATGCTATGGGGTAAAGCAGCACAAGAGTATGAGAAGTTCTTTACTATGCCGCATCAACTAGTACTTAAAGCCCCACACCCTGCTGCAGAAGTGTACGCAGGGGGTAAAGCAGGGTACTTTGGATCAGGGCATTTTCAGAAAGCCAATAACTTTTTAGTACAACACGGTGCTGAACCAATAAACTGGTAGACAGTAGACTGAGTGCGGGTGAGAGTCCCGCCTCAGTTACTACCTTTACGGTATGGCAAAGAATATGACTAGCACATTTGCAACTAAGCAAAGTGTAAAGCGTCCAGGTGTACACGCTAAAACAAAGACATCTAAAAGTAATAACTCCAAGCTCTATAAGAAATCTTACAGAGGGCAAGGACGCTAAATTTATCAGCAATGAATTTTATACCCACACACAACTACGTGATTCTGCCTCACGAAAAGCACGAGAAGACTAAGTCTGGTATTATCCTTACGGAACAGACTACTGTTAGACCTTCTTATGTATTGCCCGTTCTAGCAGTCGGACCTGATTGCCGCAATGTTAAAGTTGGCGATACTGTTATGGTACATCCTGAATCTAAAGGTCTAATTATTCCTATCGACGGAGAAGACCACGTGCTAATCTCAGAGCACATGATTTGCGGACGTGTAACCAATGCGTCAACGGAAGACCGTAACTGACCCTGATAGATCTAACGCGTTACCTGTGGCTCCCTTTGCCCGCAGAGTCCAGACATACACGCCATCTGAAACGTAATGCATTTGATTTTCTGCTTGTCCATACCACTGGGCTTGCGGATCATCGCTGCTCCAAATTGCAGTACCCCACCTATTGTATACGATTAACTGCCATTCTAACCAGCAGTCATAAGATTCAGATACTACATAGAAAGTATCATTAATGCCATCGTTGTTTGGAGAAAACGCATTTGGTATGAATACAGATTCACACGTCATGCCTGAGAAACCTCCTATACAAGGTAGACCGGTCCCGCAGTCTATTAAAACCTCATCGTATACTACTTGGAGTACTGTATCCGTCTGGTAGATATATTCATAGATTACTACCTCCTGAAAGAGAGTATCTATTTGAGACACAAGAACTGTGTCTACTTGTAGTACAAGAATAGTATCTGTTTCATATACATACTGTAAATCTATTTCTGTAATAATTACAGTATCTAGCATTGTCACGTAAATAGTGTCAAAAACATCTACGTATACCGTATCGTAGAAATAATACTCCCAAGGAATATACAACGTGTCTAGCTGCAGCACAGTCACTGTATCAGCCGGAAGTTCTACATACTCAATAAGCGTGTCTATTTCAGTCACGTAGACCAGTAGAGTATCGCAGTATTCAGGATCAGCAGGCTCTACGCAATCCACTCCCTCAGGCATATAAAAAACAAAGTTATTATTACCTGTAATAACCTCCCCAGGAACACTCGTTACAGTCATATAGTTTCCTTGTCCTTCTACCCATGTGCCTATACTATTGATGTTACCCGTCACAGTTATAGTATCCCCGGGTTGAATCCAAACAGCAAGATTAGAGACCCCGTTAAAACAGTTAAACGTGGTACCTAAGAAGTCGCTAAGGCAAAAGTTTGTAACTGCTTCGTTTCCTATATTTACTATAGTAGCCTCGTATACGTAAGAAGACAGGACTCCTGTCTCGTACTCTTGGCAGCTTTCATCTGTAACAGTTATATTAAGTATGACTGGATCTGGGCCTATAGAATAGACGCAGGTGCCATCATCTTCAGTAGCTTCCTCATTGTAGTTGAGCGCCATAGGATCAGTGCACCCAGGAAATAATAAGTTTATTCCTTCTATAAAGGGGACAGATTGACTATAATTATTATAGCCAAGAAAAACGCCTAACCAAAGTAGGCTAAGCGTTTTAAAGATTATTTTATTTTTCATGTGTCAAGAGCCTAGTTCGCGATCTAAGTTGTTAGCTATCCGCTGTACTGCTCCTAAGTGTGGTACTAATTTCTGGAAGTGATGCCACATTCGTGACTTACCAGCGTAAACACCGGTTTCAATTATTCCGTCTCCTTGCGCTGTTTTAACTACAGCTTCTCCAAGTTTCTCAACTTCACTAGCTGCGCCAATTGCAGCTAAGAAATCACCTTGAGTCATATCTAAGAATGCCCCAGGACGACCGAACAAAGCTAAGTCATTTTCAGCTCTGTCCACTACATTCAGACTTGCATTCAGAATCATTAACGCTTCTTTATCGTCTTCATCATCTTTCAAGGCACGTAAGACAGAAATAAGAATCATTATTTGTAAGTACTGACGCAAGCTAGCCGCGAACTTTCTAATGTTTTCTTGGTCCACTGCTGAGATCTCTGCACTCATCTCATTCATACCTTTCGTACGTGCCCAGCTCGGCACCAACATTGGAAGCATTGCAGTTAGGTGCTTACGAATAGCACTACTAAAGAACATCGTTTGATACGTGCCCTTTACATCTCGTTGCAAATACGGATCAAACTTTTCTTTTTCGAATCTAGCTGCTACGGATTCAGGCAACCAACTACGGAACTGCATAAGAAGAGGCCCAATCATTGTCTTCTTCACTGCGATAGGACTCGAAGGGTCGTAGTTACCGTGTATGCGTTTATTGATCTGGTCCATCTTATTCATCAAAGCCAAGTGTTTCTCTTCGCCCGGACGATAACCATCAATATCAATAATCCCATCTCCACCCATGTGCTCCCACAAAGACTTACCCTCGACTTTTTCATGTAGCAATACAGAAATCATGACCTGCCCATACACAAAATACTCTGAGCTACGTTGAATTTCGTACATACGTAGCTTGTTAAAGCCCTGAGATTCTGCCTGGTTTATGCTAGTTTCACCAGATTGAGTTTTAAACTTGCGTTGGTCGTGCCGCATCTCTGTAAAGTCCTTCAGTGAATCAAAGCTTATCATAGCATTTTGAGTCTTCAACGCTTCCTTATTCTGCGTTAAGCCTGTATTTAAGGTCATATTATTCAATGAACTACTTAGCATAATACCTGTAGCTTTACGGGTGTCTGCTTCAGTAAAGTCACGCTGACCACTAGCGTGCTTGAAGACACTTATGGCTCCAAACGCCATATTCACAATAGCTGCTGGAACGTTCCATGCCATGCCTTTGGCTTGGATAAACTGTTGTACCCCTCGAATTCCTTTATACACACTTACTTGAGGAGTAGCTTCTTCTATTTGACTTTGAATTAAGTCTTTTTCTTCTTGCGTTTTTGCAGCAAGCTTTTGGTCTTTCAACTCGTCTAGTTTTTCCTTTTGCTTTTTAGTGAACAAATTTTCATTTGCTTCAAAAGTAATATCCTGATTACTTTGGTAACCGTAGAAAGTATCTACTACAGTATTTACTACTCTCATAGTAGTTGCTCTAGCTGCCTCATCAGCATACCCTACAGGAGACTCTGCCCCTAATTTATTTAAAACACTTTCTGCTAATCCTTTCTTTACGCGTCCTACACGCGCATTGCTCATAACACTTTTCGTCATCCGAACTTTATCTTCAATAGCATTCTTACTATCGTAAGTGGTAGCCATCATAGTAAAAGCAAGGAAGGTCCTATCCATATCGTAGTCCTGAGTTTCAGGATCTACCTGTCCCAAGAAATAAGTAGGAAGCTCTTGACGAGGACGTCCAGTTACTGGGTCAATAAGTTTATTAATATTGTACTCAGGGTCAATTGTAAACGCGCTACGAATATTATCAGGCAGCTGCTTCATCCTGGTTGCCAGCCCTTCTGCTTTAAATAAATCGTTCGTCAATGATTTCGCAATTGCTGGAATAAAAAGTCCATTACGTACAAGGTGCGCTTCACGTGTCATCTTATGTGCTGGCAACATTGCCATCATCTCTTTTATCTGCTGGCGGTAGTCATTATAGAAAGCCAATGCATCAGGCTCAGACTGAAGCTGATCAAACCTAGCATCATAGTAATTCGTAGCCTTACCCTTTACAGTGCGTAAAGGAATGTCTAACAAGAATCTACTTGTTGCGCCTTTAATAAAACGACCCCCTTTACCCTCAGCACGTTTGTAAGCTTGGATAGGATTATTCTTAGCCTCCCATAAAGCTTTTGCATCTGTTGCGTTTTCCCCTAGGGTAAGCTCCAGCGTATCAAATTCACTGGTACGCGCGTCTACATACTCCTGCGCCATCGTTTCTTGCTGCTGCAAAAATTCTGCTGCACCAGCTGCGCCATACGTTTTATTCAGATACTCTACGTACTTAGGATTGTTTTTACGCTTTACCTCTGTACCAGAGATATCAAACATAGCAGAGATATCAATACGTCCCGTAACACTTCGCTTCCAATCATAGAAAGCTTTTGAATTGTTTAACGTAGCACGCTTAAGGTTGTACTCCGATTCATAAGAACCGCTAAGCATGGTAAGCATATTAGCTGTAGGATTCCCTTGCGCATCTAGTTCAACCATGCCATTCCAGCCGTGTTCGTTAAAGTAAGAGGTCTTTTTAAACTTCTTACTATTTTCCATATACCGCTTAGCACGAGCATTAAACTGTACCCGCTGCAATTGGCTAGCATCTCTTACAATCTTATCTAAGAAAGAAAGTTCTACCGTGCCCTGACGAGACGCATCCATAAAGAAAGACTTCATCCACCCAACCTGCTGTAAAGTCTCAAAGCTATTAGCATCTACGTTAACGCCTAGAGTCTCTAATTCTTGTCTAGCACCACGACGTGTTATGTCCCGAGCCTTATCCAAATAATTATCTTTCAATTCCGATGCTTCCCTACGTAGCGCAGTAGCAACATCTAACAGCGCAGGATCTTTCAAAATCTCTCTACTCTTATCGTAGAACTCGACCACACTATAAATATTCTCTAGAGCACTCAGAGCCATGGTAATCTGCGGGTCGGTAGAGTCAACGTTCTCGATAGTCCTACGAGCAAAATCAAGTTCTCTTTGACCAACAGCCAGGAAGTAGTCAGGCGTTATCTCTACACTATCATCAGTAAGCACCTTCAAATCCTTACGCTCTTGTACCAGCCTAGCTTCCACCCTCCGTACAAACTCCCTATTAGTGTTATACCGACTCTTAAGTTCCTCAAACTGTCGGATACGCTTCTCCTTGTAGTCCTTCATCTGATCTAGTCCTTGTAGGTTTTGTCCCCCTACATCCACAGCCGTAACTGCGTCAATCAAATCACTAGACGCTATCTCTTGCCCGGGAATCAACCCAATCTGACCTCCTGTTTGGATGTCCACGATTCCCATACTCAGCGTGTAAATCTCCTTTAAGAACTTAGTGTCCTTACCAAAGTTTATGCCTAAAGCGATTAACGCTTTATTTACAGCCTGCATAAACCTATCGATAAAGGTTTCATTTCTATTCAAAGAAAGCTTTGCAATCCTCTCAGCAAACTTTTTATTAGAAAAAGACTCCGCTACGAACTCTTCTAGACTTACAAAAGCATAGTACTTATCTAAGTTTTCTTTGAAGAAATCCAAATCAAGCTGCTCTTCTGCAGTCAAGGCCTTTCCATCTCTCTGATTCTTAAAAGCCCTGTAGCCTCTTGCAGATTGTTGTTGACCCGCAAAAGTTAATCCCATCTTTTGCAAGGACTCTGGAGTACGTGCAATATTCAGAAGTTTTTGCAGCTCGTTCACTGCAGCTACCATCTTAGCCTTTTTGTTAGGGTCAGATATTTTTGCCTTGCCTTGCGCTACCTTAATAGATAGGCTTGTAAATGCGTGGACCAACTCATGAGTTACAGTACGAATATCGTTTACCATATCCTGACGAATAGTAACAGTATTAGTACCAGCATTATACATACCCTTTCCTGGCAAGTCCTCACTAACAACTACCGTAACTCTATCTTCAGGTTGTAACGATTCTTGAGTCTGCGCTAACTCTTGTATAAAAGGGTTATTACGTAACTCAGAAACTTTTAAGAACTCCTTAATGCCCATTGGCATTTTGTTTGGATTCTCAGACCGGACTATCTCATCATTAACCTTACCCGACAAACCCATATTCATGGGAACAACCGGATTAAAATTTGGGTCGTACTCTTCCGCTACGTTACGGGTTGGTTCATAGCTTTGATCCATAGTTCCTTGGGGAGGCGCATCAGGTGCTGGAGCTGTAGTATTACCTTTTAGACTCTTAACTATAGGTTTCTTATTAGCTGGCTGAAAATCTGACGTGTACTCATCTGTCAAATAATCGCCTAATTTACTCACCAGTATCAAAGGAATAGCTTCAACGTCTTTTCCTTTATGTCTAACCATGCGCCCCATAGTATCAGAAGGAGCATATAAAGCATTCTTAACACGAACGTGCCCTCTAAAGGATGCTGCTTCAACGTCTAGGTGTAATACTTCGTTAGAGGTAAATATGCCCGCGTCTGCCTTACTGTTGTAGTAAGGAGCTAAAGTATCATTATGACGAATTACCTCAGTTATGACTTTATCAGTAGACACGCTTTCAGCAATATTAGGAATATTGACAATATCTCCTAGCCCTTTAGATTGTAAGTATTCTGCCGGAACATACTTTAAATAGCCTCTTGCTTTGAGTTTACCTCCACTAGTAGCCAAAGCATATACAACCAAGTACTCCCCAAACTTCTTTACTTCAGGATCAGCACTACGTAGTAAACTTAAAAAGCCTCGATGTAGTTCTGTAGAACTTCCCTCTAGCTCTCGGTCTCCTGGAAACTCTAGGTGTGGGTATGAACCTGGTGCCTTTACAGCAATCAACTGCTTAATAAAAGAATTATTAGCTATTTCAGGATTCTGACGTGCCTCAATTAAAAGAGTTGCAATACCGCCCGTCTCAAGATTGTGAGCTTCTGCTCTTACTTCTTCTGCACTCCTACCCGCTAGTTTAGCTGTAAACAAAGAGTAATTGTAACTCTTGACACCTTTTATCAAGTCACCAATAGATTCTTCTACAGATTGAGTTAGACCTGCTTTTTCAAAATCAGTTACTAAAGACGAAATAATATTTTGCGGCAGCAGGTTATTTTGAATATTCAACAAGCCTGTTGCAGTCCTTTTAACTAGATTCGAAATCTGCCCTGAAACTGTCATGTCTGCGGCTGATACAGCGTCTAGTACAGAGAATGTAGTCCCTTCTTTGTCACTTTGAGGGTTTTTCATTTTAGACAAAGCCACCTGCAATCCAATTAATGTTTTTGGTCGGTTAGTGTCTAAGCCCATAAAGTTTTGTACACGACTCAGATCTCTACCCATAACCTCTAGCTTCTCAACAGCTAGTAAAGCTCTCAGATTCATTTGAGAAATTTCTCTCTCACTTTTCTCAGACGCGCCTTTAATAATATCCAGCATAGACTCCTTATCTAACTCTGGTAAAGTCTTAATATCTATAGGATTTTTAGAATCTCCCTGCAGCTTTGTTATTTCCTGTGCTATCAGCGTACTAATTTTTATAGTACTTCCTGTACTAGCTAAACGTCCCGTCTTTTTCTTTAAAGCTAAGTACTGTTGAACTGCAGGCATAGCTACAAGAAAAGCTATAGTCTCTTGGTTGTACCCCATATGCGTTAAGCCAGTCCATACAGGCCAAGTATCTTGTGTAATTCCTAGCTTGCTTAACAACCCGTTGTTTTCGTTATCTACAGAATGATTTAACAATCGGCTAAACTGATCGCTACGGTTGCCTGCTGCTGGAGGATTTTTATACTCAAGTTTAAAGTCTGCGTCATGAATTCCTATATTCCCTAAAGCTATATTCTCTGTAGGTTTCTTCGCATTTGGACTTGAAAGAATTGTAATAAACTCTCCCTCTCGAAAACTAATACCTCCGTAACCTCTTGTTTCAAGAGACTGTTGAAGTTGCGCGTGAAGAACATGCTGTTTTGCAAATACTCCAATAGAACTTTTCGCACTTCGAGCTGCATCTGCTTTACGAGAGTTATAGGACTGGCTCATAGGTAGCCCCAAAACTGCATCATCATGCAGTAGTCCATCCATCTGATCTGCTAACGCTACCGCATAGCCGTCTGTTACAGGAGCGTGTATAGCCTTTTCAACCGCATTGTCCTGAGGGTCCATAGAGGCGAGATAGATATCAACTTGTTCGTTGCGTGCAGCCGCAACCCGTCGTTGCGCACTAGCTTTCTCTTCGCTCCTAATAACCTCTATAGAACCATCCTCTGTTTGTTCAATTGAATACAAGAACCCAAACATCTTATCGATGTCGTAGTCTTGTCCAATACGTCCTACCAGCTCTTCATTAACAATTAAGGTATCTCCGTAACTCTTGGGCAAGAACCCTACAATTTCGAATGCAGCAGAAGAACTCTTTCGTTGATTTGGAATACGATAGGCAAAAGCCTTGAGCAACTCTGGAGGTAAGTCATCAGCATTGATATTGCCATCATCATCCATATATTTTTCAAGACTGGCTTTGTATTTCCAAGGCATGATAATCTGATCCATCTGCCCTTCCTGAGCAACCTTCAGTTTATTGCCATCAAAGAGACGCACGCCTCCTTTCATAACCCACATAATGTCTCCGCTATTAACTAAATCCTCGTCAATAGACTTAATGCCTACCTCCGGTCGTATAGGTCCACTAAAGCCCTCTATACTCGGCTCGTATACTTCCTTAAAAATTATACTTTTGACGAGGTTTTCAATGCGTTCTGAACTTGGGCCTGCCTCTAAAGGTGTCAAGAAACGTACTGTTTCCTGGTCAAAGTAAAGATGCGCTAATTCGTTAGCATCATAGGAACGGTCAACACCTTCTTCAGTTATACGCTCGGCAAACTTCTTCCTTGACTCTGGAGTGTGCGATATACCCGTGTCGCTATCGTACTCCATCCCGTATCGAGCAGCAAATACTTCTAAACGAGCGTTTTGCTCTTCCCTACGAGCCTTCAAGTAAGCCTGATACATCTTAGCCCCTTTTACCGATTCTCCATTTAAAATAAATTTAGAACTGATTATATCAACTAGAAGCAATTTAGCTACCTGCGATCCGTGAACCTTCTCATTTGTAGTACTGCTCGGGACTTCCTGTTGTATCCGCATGTACTTACGATCGACGCCAGTTATAACACGCTTTTTTAACTCGTCTACATTAATTTCAACCGTGTCTCCTACGTGAACCGGAATCATTTTTTGGGCTTCAGTAGCTAACGTGTCATTAACATCCGACCACTCGTTGCCCAACTTTACAGCACTGTCGTAAGCAGCACGTTGGACATTATTAGTCTCCATAAATACCCGTAGCTTGTCTAGCTCTGTCCCTTGAGTAAGTTGAGGCACTAACGGGAAGGCTGCACTCTTAACATAAAGCATATGATCCCCCACACGCGCAGTAGTTACCGGCTTCATGGGTTGAAACCAATCTAGCTCATTGGTTAGCTTTATGTTGTTTGCTATTTTACTTAAAACATCGTCCATTTCCAGACGAGTTATTTCACCTTTCGCATAGAGTATACCCAGATGCTCTTCCACAGTTGTATACTCTGCAGCATCTGCGCTATCGTAATTTTCCTGCATAGACAATTCATCTGCAGACTGTCCTATCTTTTTCAAGTATTCATAATGCCCGGCTTTAGATACTACGCGAGCAGGGATAACCAGAAAGTTTACCTTTTGGCTATCTACAGGAATACCTTTTCGATTATTGTATGTGACATAGGGTATTGCCGCGCCAGGGGCAATAAGAGATGCAAACCGCTTTCCTAAATTAGTAGCAGTTTTTGCAGGTTTAATTTTACCAGTCTCTTTATCTGTTTTTACAAATGCCCCAGGATCTCCCATAGTGTCCATAATAACACTTGTCCGAACGTTCATGCTATCCATAGCATACTTAGCTAAAAACGCTACAAATGCTACTATGTGCCTGCCTCCTTTTTGAAGATTAGCTGTTGGAGCAACATGAACCTTAACAGGACTTTTCTTTTTAGACCCGTTAAAGTGAAATAGCTCACCTATAGTTTCAACCCCCTCTTTATCTGTAGGATTCCAGATAGTACCCTCTGTCTCACGAAGCATGTGCTGCATATCTTCGTTCATCGCTTCTTCAAATACCCTTACTGCTTTGCTATGAATTTCTGCTCGGAAGTCCGCGCGTTTGATTTTACCTTCCATAAAGGTTTCAGCTACTCCGTTTAAGGAAGGAACCATTACAAATCCTACTGCTACTCGTTGAGCTGCAGTCATGCCCTCTGTATTTCCCGCTTGGATACGCATAATACGATCTATCTCAAGATCAACGCTGTCTTTAAGAATTGTTTCATAAGCACCAGCTACGTTAGGCACTACGTCTTTAAACGTTAGAGTCTTCCAAGACTTTTCAGATACCTCTTCGTTTAAAACAACACCAGCCTGCTTAGCACTTAAAGCAGGGGCTTGCAAAATCGGCATTGTTTGTTTATCAGCTAGGGTAGGCATCAAAAATTTTGATATTATTATAGCCTCCCCGTTTGCATCCCGCTGTTTATATGTGTTTCGATTGCCGTAAAAAGCAAGTTGGGCTAAAACATTGTCACCCACTTGCATGCCGTGAAAGTTTCGTTCCTTTCCTTTATTTCCCTTTTTAATGCCACTTAAGTAAGTCAACTCAATCAAGCGACGGTTTTCTGCGCTAAGTTGTGCAAAACGCTTTCCTAAAAGAACCGAAGCTGGATTTTCTACAGCTGCTGTCTTGATTTCTCTTAGCATCTGATGCACCAGTTTAGGCGCACTGTATTGATACCGAGTTTTATTGTCCCCGTCTTTACTACTTTTTTGAATAAAGTTTTCACGGTAATCCGCTAACCCTACAAAAAAGTCTTTTACCGCTCGACCCGCTTGTGACCCAGAGCTTAATGCTTCTTCTAAAGTTAAATCTGACGTGCTTAAATCTTTTAAGGCTGTTTTAAAACGCCCCACAATCCCAGCAGTTCCCGCTTCTCCTTTCCTTAATGCATCTTCTACCCCAAGAAATATTCTATCACCCTTTTCATTGTCCGTCAAGTTTTTACTTGTTAAAGCATCAGGCGTTACTGAAATATTTAATTCATCTTCAAGAATTAAAGAAAATTTAGCAGCTTGGTCTGATTCTGGCAACTCAGAAATTCCTACGATTTGATCGTAAAGGTTTTTAAACTTCGGCTTATTAATCGCACCATCAAGATCAAAGAACTCTTGTTCAATCAAAGCTGAACGAATATCGTTTCCTGCATGCTCCCGCATATTACGGGAGTTGCTGTTCCAAATTTGGATGTCCCTTGCTTGTGTAGCAGTAACGTCTACAATTTTAACCGAGTCATAAGTTGTAACCTCTTTGTTTGCAAAGACTACAAACTGGTTGCGAATCATGTCTTGGACAGACAAAGCACGGTTTTGAATTTCAGCGTACTCTTTAGCAGTAGAGGTTGCTTTTAAACCCGGAGGTATGCTATTAATTGCATAAGTATCCGTCATTATATCTAGAACAGACTGAAACTGAGGATAAGTCTTAGTGTATTTTTTTAAGCGTTCTTTAACTTTAATATAGCTAGGCGCAACACCTGCAAGCACAGCAGATAGCTTATCTAAAAGATCTGTGTTGTTCAAAAATTTACGTCCAGCTAGACCAAAAGACTTCCCGGTTGTACCACGCTCATCGACTAAGCCCATAAGCAAAAGCTTAGACTCTAACCGCAAAGTGCTTTTAGGGTTTACTCCAAAAGCAAAGTTTTCATCAAACGCAGCCATAGGATTTGCATCCCGTTCAGCTTGCTCTGCATCATCTAACATTTCAGAATTTGCCGCTCTATCCCGGATGTTTTCGAGCGCCTTATTCAAATCGCCCTGACCTACGACTGTGTCTTTTGCTTGTTGCAGCAGCTCAACCATAGCCAAATCCATTAAAGGATTGAAGTTTTCAGAGCTGAGATAGGCTTCATGTGCTTCAACTACTTTCACAGTAAAGCCCTCTTGTTTAAGAGACTTATAGTATGCAAGATTATTTTCTAAGTTGGCTTTCACATAACGTCGCAGGTAATCACTTGAAATAGGTACACTGCGGTCTTTCGTTCGAATGTGAGTAGAAAACGCTCGTGCCATCATTCCTGTACTGAAGTTAATCCCGTCACGCAACTGACGAGAAGTCAGTCCTGGAACTTCATACAAAGCCCCTGCGCGTTCCATTGGGTCGGTACTCTCTTGGGAACTAGATGGCAAGTAGTCTGCGTCAAGACCAAACTTATTCGGATCATAGTTGCCTGGATCAAACTGCGTATTTTTTTCAATTACAACCTCAGAAGATGTATTGCCAGCAGGTTCGGGTGTCTCTTCTAATCTTTTAAATTTAGTAGGAACAGGAACCAAAGGGTTCATGCTTAGCTCTACCTTTGCAAATTGCCGGTTATAAATTTTGCCGTCTACTACAAAAGGCGCACGATACACAAATTTTCCTTGCTTCTGGACCATTTCCAAAGTAGAAAAAACATCAAAATTCCCTTTACCATCTGGGTACACTGTAGTGCCTTCTTGAGTAACGTTTGCAGGACGCTTGGTTATAAAACTTGCAATAGCTTCCGCACCGGGGCCTTGTCGATTCCCCTCTTTGTCATGGGAATAATACGTATCTCCTTGCAGTAAAGCCACCAAAGTAATTCCGTCCCTCCCTGAACCCAAAGGCTCCACAGCAAGTAACGGCCTTTTAATCCTAGGGTTATTTTTTAGTTTCTTTGTTTGCTCACTTAAGAACTCTGCGCCCTGTATAATCCGTCGAAGTTTTAACGCAACAGCCTTAGAAACTTCGTCTGCGGGTTGTTGCAAATCTATTTGTGAAGCCTCTGCGAACTTTCTAAGAAGATCGTTTTGACTAGGACTCATAGAGTTTGGGCTAAGAACAAATTGATTAAATGCATCTACTAAGTCTACCAATTGGGTAGAACTTTCGTATGTCATTGGCGAGAGTTCCACAAAGTGATACGCTTCTTCTTTAGTTAAAGCATCTACAGTAGAAACCAATAAATTACCTGCAAACTTTGGATCCGTAACCATTTCACCAGGAATCCCCATAGATTCTACCCCTGCTATAGGCAGTAAATTGTTAGAATTAGAAGGCACTAAATTCATGCCTTTGATATCTTCTACACCATTCGGTAATACCTCTCTAACTAAGTCCTCTGTTGGAAAGTCGTTTTTCTGATTCGCGCTAACCCTTACTCCATTATTGTTTTCCCAAAGTGTTTCGCCTCCCACAAAGCCTCGACTAACTTCTGATGTTGTTACTAGTGCGACTGTCTTTCCCAGCCTTAACTCCGCTTGCACCTCTTGAGAAAACTCTTGAATTTTAATGTCTGCTAAAAGAGTTTTATCTGCTCGTAGTGCAATTCTCCCATTAGATTCTCCTTCTCTAGCTTCTATTACAGTGCCTATAGGTAGCCCTGCAATAACCTTCTTTAGTCCGGCTAAGTACTTGTCATTAATCGTACTACCTTTATTTTCCTCTGTACTATTATTCGCATTTGTAAATTGAAATTGTACTGTTGTCACGTCAGAGACTACCGTATTACGTGTAGGGTTTTCTCCTGGCAGTGTCTCGCGAAGTTCCACATTAGCGGGAGCAGTCGGCACATCCCCAGTATACCCTGCTGGCTCAGGAAACCCAATGCCCGGCTCAGTAACAACCTGTTGTGGAGCTTGATTTACGCTAAACTCTCCTCCTCCATCTTGAGCTTGAGGGGGATTAGAACCTGGATTTTGGGGTGAAGAAGCCTGTTTTGTAGCTGCCTCTTCCGCCTTTACTATCTCTTCTGCTACCGCAGAATCAGCATCAGCATCTTCTTCGGCTGCCGCTTGTTGACGAGCTTCTTGACGCTGCTCAGGAGACATCTTTGCTAAACGCTCTATAGAACCAATCATCTTAGATTCAAAACGCTCAACACCTCCAGGTTTAATAAAGTCGTTATAGTTACCAATTAAATTTAGACGGTCCTGTGCTACGGCATACATGTCCTCAAACAAAGCCTTTAGATCCGCCTCTTGAAACTCGACCCCTTGTTGACGTCTAATCGCTCTATGTAAGTCTCCTAAACGATCGAATGTGCTAAGGTCAAAGTCGTACTTACCTCGTTCGACATTCTGTGCTGTAGCCATAGTCTCCAGCATAGTTTCCATTTGTTCCGCCAGTATTTCCCGAGCTTGTTGAGCGCTAGCAATATCTTTTTGACGTTGGTCAGCTTTTTCCGGGTCAATGTTTTTTATAATCTTACGTTCCAGCTTTGTATTAAGCTGTTTATCAATATTTTGATATTTATTAATAAGGTCTAAAAATGAATTAGTCGTGCTCTCAGTCATGTTTAAATCTGCCTGCATACGGACAAGATCAAGAACATCACCTTCATTCATATTTTCAATTGCATCTGCAATCTCTCCCGCAATACTCTTCTCACGTGCATCCTTCTCCTTAGTCATATAAAGCATATGAGCGACTCCCGTATGGATGTCTGCATCTTCTCCTCTGTACACTGTACCTGCCCTATCATACGCCTGCCTAGCCCGATCCATTCTAGACCGGTAAGTTTCCATGGCTTTATTGCGGTGGGCACGCAAGTCTTCTTCTGTCATGTTTTTTGCAGAAGGGCCTAGCTGTTCCCGCAACTCCTCGTCTGACATCTCGTCCATAATCTGCTGAGCTTCAGCAATAGATTGCTCATACCGACCAGTAACGACTTTAGTTGCGGCATGAGAAAAAATCATTTCAGCTTCCGCATCTTTGGCTTCTTTGAATCGGCCCTCTTGAATAGACGCGTCTTGCTCTTTTTGCAAAACATTTTGTCTATTCATATTTGCTATCTCTGCCCGCAGTATGCCGCCTACATCCCCGTGCTTCTCAGACAGGTTCATAATAGCGTCCATTTTTTTATCCCGCGCTATGAGTGCTTTCCGTTGATCTGCATACCCTCCCATCATTTGCCACTTCCACTTCTTCTCAGGCTTTCCAGCCGTTTCACTATTAGAAGACGGAGTAGTACTTTGATTACGGGCATACATAGGGACACCTGTAAATGCTAGAAGCATACCAATGCCAATTTCCTTAAAGCCGTCTTTGGTCGTGTAGCTGCCTTTAAGTCCCTCTAAAAAGCTGTCTGCAAACCGTACAGTATCCTTTACGCCTTTTGGGTCATAGCGTTTCGATATGTAATCCTCTGTCGAACGACTGATAGCTCCTTGCCCACCTTCCTCGATAAAACCTTCATACAAAGCATTCTTAGTATTGGCAGCAGTTACACGTCCTACAGTCCCAGTGCGACCCGCTATACGCCCTAGAGTGTTCCCTCTTGCAGCATCTACAAGACGCGGAAGCTTGCCTTCTACTACTCCTAGATTTTTAGCCAATCGCGCCCGTGCTTTCTGAGAAAGTTTACTTGTATCAATAAACTTTGAAGTAGACATTCCTTTGCGTAACCCTACCCCAAACAGTTTTGGAAACATCAACATGTTAGACGCTCCTACCAAAGCCATATTAGCCCCGAAAACACCGTCTGCATACCCGCTAATTTCCTCTCGAAAGTCTCCTGCCATCTCCTCAGAAAAAGAACCTTTACCGTTTAGTTCTTCATACTGTTGTTTTTGGTTCTCAACTGAAGCATTGAGCATGTGTCTTGCTTCCATACCAGACTCCATTGAAGCGCCTGTAATAAGCTGACGTCCTACACGTGCTGCTGCTTGAAGCGCCATCGGAGTACGCGCAGTTTGAGCCGCAGCTTGCAAAGCAGAAGCCGCACCTTCTCTAGTAGCTGCAGCTCCTAAAGATCTACTAGCCCGTAAAGCATCGTCTACTAGGCTACCTGATATTAAAGCCTTCCCTCCTTGTAAAGTTTTTTGAGCTAACCGCGTACCTCGAGCCACAAGACCTGCAGTAACTGCAGCTTGCGCAGGAGCAGCTCCTCCAAAAGTTGCAGCAGTAAGAGCACTAAATGCCATTTCTGTAGCAATAGCACCCATTACAAAACTTGCACCGCCCGCTAAGTCATCAAATAAAAAGTTAGCTACCTTCTGACCCTTACTCTGGTCACCCCCTCGTTTTATCTTATAGAACTCGTCTAAAAACTCTGTGCCTTTATCTAAGTTATTAGCTAAAGAATTATCATACAGTTTTGTGATGTCGCCATTCGCTATAGCACTAGGAACTCCGTAAAGCAATGCGCCAAAACCTTGAGCAACATTTATACCTGTATCTGCTACAAGCTGAGTCATCCCATTCTTCATCTTATTGATGACGCCTTGAGCCTCCTGACTGCGTTTTGCAGTGTCTTCTAAGCTAGTGTAAGTAAAGCTTTCTTCAAGCCCTTCTACCCCGTTTAAAATGCCTGACAACGCGCTACCTTCCGATACTCGACGTCGCTGAGTTTCAAACTGATCTAAGTCAACATCTAAGTTATTATCGTAAGGATTTATAAACTTAAAGCTGCCGTTCTCCTTCTGGACAATATTGTTACTGCTGTTTGTAAGAAACCCTGTAATGTCCTGACCCGGAGATGCAGGTGGTGCATCAGGGGTTTCAGTTGGTGTTTCCGAGTCAACAGCATCCTTCGCTTCTACAGGACTAGGCTGTCCTTCTAAAGCTTTGCGAATGTCTGAGGATGATGCCGTACCTAGATCGCCCAGGTTGACCGGCTCTTGATTTTCCTCCGCCATAATATGTAGTATTAATAATTATTAATAAATAAATCTCCAATTGCGTTACGCAAATCCTTAACCCCATTCTCATTATCTAAAATATAATGACTCCCATTATTCATATAAGGAGACCCCTCGCTGTCATATAACGCAAACCCATTCGATACTTTTTTAATTTCTAATGCTGTACCTCGAGGACTTTGCACAGTAAGCGATTCTTTTCCGTCTCCCCCTGCCCACGAATTTAATTTAGGAGCAAATATATTAGCAATAGCTGGAGTCATGCTGAAACGGGTTGCAGGAGTTGTAGCCCCACTACGAAGCTGTAACAATGTTCCCTCCATACTTTGTTGGAGAAGCCCTAAATCATCTGGATTATTCAGCTCGTAATACCCAATACCTTGCTCCCCTTCCTTGCCCGCAACTCGATTACTATATTCTACTTGCACAAGCGGATAACCCTTAGGACCAATGCCACTTGTCAATCGTGATCCTAAAATCTGATTTGACTGGATGTTCTCCCCGCGCTCAAAGTTCTCTTTACCCCCACTTGCAGCGGGGAACAGATTAAGCGTGCGGTCATATGCGACGAAGGCATTAAGCTGATCGTCTAATAATGTATTATTTACCCGATCGTCAAAGACACCTATAGTGCTATCTGGAGCAGCAGTGCCATCTGTAAGTGTATCGTTAGCAATACCGCTACTGACAATTCCTTTATTTTTTAAGTTTTTAAATCGAGGATCGTCAGCTGCAGTTTTAGCTGTGGCAGTCTTAACATACCGAACTCCTGCATCTTTAAGAAGGTCATTCATTCGATTCATGACTGCTACGCCCTCTTCTCCAACAACGTACTCTCCTGCTTGATTTTGAGCTGCAGGAAGGCGGTCATAAGACACCCCTGTAAGTTGCTGCGAAATTTCATTTATATGACTCGTCCTTCAGGAGTTTGCAAGTAATCTGAAAGAGCCATTCCGCTATCTACAAACTCTTCCATAGCACCTACAGACTGTACAATGTCTACATTTTTCAT